TGCAATTGTGTTTGGTCTTGTTGTTGCGTTGCGAATTCGTAAAGCAATTCAAAATCGTAAACGCAAATTCATAAACAAAACTGTTGTGAGTGATTTCTAAATGAGTGGGGTCTAGTACCCCCTCAAAAATCGCATGCAGCCAGGATCTGAGCATGCACCCTGTGACCTAAATCACATAAATTAGTTATGTCCGATTTGCCCCAAAAAATAGGACAAATCAGGAAAATAGCCACTTTTCAATGTCAGACCCCTCTGCCATAATAAGACTATGAAAGATAAAGAAAGTCTCTTGAAAGGAGAACTAATGTTTAGTTTCAAAGTTTATTTCGTAGATGGTTCTATTTGGTATCTTGATACCGATAAAGACCCATTAGAAGTTTGTGAAGTCGCAGGACTTCTTGATGAGGTAGTTTCAGTTGAAACTATCGGAGAATTGGTAGGTGCTTGATGTTTGCAGTAAGTGTCTATCCTCATAATGATAATGCTATGCCTTTCAAATTACTTTTCAATGAGTATGCTGAAATGCGTGAGTATTGTGATGCTCTTGAAAATAAAAAATGCGATTTCTTTGTTATGGAATTTCCAAACGAAGTTCGTGGAAAATTAGACTAGAAAGGTAAACTATGTTAGATAAAATTATTTTGTCAATCGTGTTTGCAATGTTTGCAATCGTTACATTTTTTGTATTCGATTTTATTCGTCTCGCATACAATAGTGATGTGTACAGTAACGCATTGCTAGTTGTGTTAGGTGTGTTGATGATTTTTGCAAATTTGCTAATCGGCATCCTCGTGAAGTCCCTAAAATAAAAAGGGACTAATCGGGCAGGGTGCATGCATTTTGCATGGATCGGATCTGCATGGCGTGAGCATGCACCTGTGGATAACTTTGTGGATAAGTCTGGGTATCCTGTGGACAGCCTGTGGATAGTGTGTGGATAAGTTTACGAGGAGCCTTACGAAAGCCCTGAAAATTTTCCCCGAAATTTGAAATAGGACAAAATAGGACAAAGAGCGATGTCAGACCCTAGTGCTATCATAATCCTATGAAAAATAAAAGAACAGCCGAACACCAGCGAAGGGTCTTGGAACTTCGCAGGTCTAATGCTAGTACCCCTATTCAATCCAAGAAGGCTTACAAGCGTAAGTCAAAATACCCTCAATGGTGATGTCAGACCCTCGTGGTAAAATAGCACTACCCAAAACAGAAAGGCAACAAATGGCAAAAAAAACATTCACAGTTTCGTTTGAAGGCTACACATTCGTAGAAGCCTATGACGAAGACCACGCAAAGCAATTAGTAGATGAAATTCTAATTGACGCAGTACACGAATTCGCAATTCTAGATGTAGAGGAATAAAATGGAATATCAAGTAACAGTAATTTCTACCTATTGGGTAGATGCAGAAACACCCGAACAAGCAAGACGAATTGTAAAGCAAGGCAAAGTAAAGCCTGAAGATGTAACAGTAGAGGTGAACTAATGGGAGCAAACTTTGCACACGAAATGGCAAGTGGAGAGTTAGACTTTCTAAACCTTCCACTAGAAGCACAAATGGAAATTCACCTTCGTGGTAATTTCTATCCACCAATTCCACTTTCAATGGTTACCCCTTGCGTAGAGGCTATCCAAGCGTATTGGGAAGATGACTATCAGAGAATGATTAGTCTGCCTTCGCCTGTACAATGGCGTGGTCAAGATGAAGCACCTGCAAGTGCAATTATTGACGGACACAAACTCTATGAGTGGACAGTTGAATACGACTATGATGCAGAAATTGAGGAATAAATGAAAGTAACAATAGTACAAGCACTAAATGAACAATTCAAGAAAGTACAAGAAGAACTCGCAGAAAATGGTGCAGAGTTATCTGACTATGATATGGGCTTTGAGGAAGGCTATCTCGCAGGTCTGATGTACGCAATTCAGTTTGTCAAAGAAATAGTAGATGGAGAATAAAATGAAAAGATACACAGTTTGGGTGGGTGGCTCAGAGGTAAACTCTAGCCTACTCTCCAAAAAGCAAGCAACTGAGATCGCATCTGAATGGTGGACTAATGGCTATGAAGATGTAGAAATTGAGAAAGTTTCTTTATTTAGTTTAATAAAGAAGTAGCAGGATTTGACAATGTCAGACCCCTGTGGTAAGATACTCGTATTGAGAAAGTCTCAATCGTAATAACAAAGATAGGAAGCAAAATGACACAAAAAACTCTAAATGTTGGAGATACCTTCAAGACCTTGAAGAGTGGTGTTACAGGAGTAATCAAAGAAATTATTCCAAATCAGTCTGGCTCGGCTCGTATTCTTTTAGATGTAAAAGGAAAAGACCGTTGGACTACTTACAAGCCTTCAGTAGAGGTCTTGTCCGTTGCTGTAAAGTAACTTCATAGAGGGTGTGGAGAGATTGCGTACTCTCTCTCCACCCCACTCCTTTCTGATAGACCCCCCTCGGGAGTAATATCCTGGTGGGGGGTCACTTTTATATCGGTGGGGGATCATATCCTGGTGAGGGATGAAATGTGCATGCAGCGGGGGACAAATCGGACACGCAGCCGTGTCAGACCCCTATGCTAAAGTATCCCTATGAAAACAATGAAAGGTATCAAAATGAATCACTCCTCAGAAGCAATCGAATCAGCAAAAGCAACAGCAGACTTTACAGGCTGGAATTTAGATGAATACGCAAGTGCAAGAAATTGGACAGGTGTAGGATTAGTTGGAATTTCTCAACATCGTGATAGTGACGCAGTTGAACGCTCTAACTTTGATGCAGTACGACAAGCAATTGAAAATTTGTATGGCGAAGACTCAGTAGATGTAGTATCTTTTGGTCATTGGGCTTTTGGTTGGGTTGAAATACTTGCGTATGACTATGAAAATGTAGAATTATCATTCATTGAGAGTATTCACAAATCACTTCAAGACTATGCAATCTATGATGAATTTCTATGGTCTGAGTATGAGTGGGCAGACAACCATCCAGCAGAGGATAATGTTTGCTACTCCGATGATGTATGCCCCTGCGAATTAGAAAAGGCTTGGTAGATCGGACAAATCGGACATTTCCGTATGTCAGACCCTACTGCTAAAATAGTAACACAAACCCAAACCCGAAAGGAAAAACAAATGGCAGATTATTCTCCCGACCTAACAACAGAACTACACAAGAAAGTTGCATCTCTGCAAGCAGAAGTTGATGTTCTAAAATCAGTTGCAAACAATTACAAGACTAAGATAGATAAAACTAAATTTATCTTGAAGTCACTTATTGAAATGGCTGAAATTGACAATGATGAAGCAATTACTGAACTCAATCAAATTCTTGACTTGGAACTCAATAGAGAAGTTACCTATGAAATTCACGCTGTTGTTCAGGTAACAGTTGAATTACCTTATGGCGAACACCCATCAGAATACGACTTTGACATTACCGAAGTGCAATACAACGGAGACAGTCTAGAAATCGTATCCTCAGACATTAGCCATCTAGAACTTCTAGACTAATGTCAGACCCTACTGCTAGAATAAATCCACTCACTAACGAAAGGCAATAAAATGGATAAATTCACCCCCACCCTAGAAACTGTATTCCTTATGCAAGAGGCTTGTCAAGAAGGATTACACGACCTCAATGTCAAAGACGCTGTTGTTGATGTGTTGCAAAACTATCAAGAACTTACAGTAGATGAAATGGCTGTAATGTTGTTCAATGTTTGTGCAAATGTCTCTGCAAGTGTTGGCTCTGCACTCGCTGTTGCTCTGTTTGATACCGACAAATTAGACGAAGTAGTGCTTGAACTCAATGAGCAAGAGAAAAATGCTATGGACGCAGAACTACAACACATAATTGAAAACTTTCACGAATAGAGGGTGAATGGGTACACCTGAGCAAGTGTCTAAACTGCTCCCTTTCAAAAAGGTCTGTTAGTTAAGTGGTTATAACTTATGCTTGTCACGCATAGATCACGAGTTCGATTCTCGTACAGACCGCCCAGGATCGGTGCATGGTGTGCATGCCCGCCCCCAGGAATCGGACAAATCAGGCAAATCTCAATGTCAGACCTATGGTCTAAAATAAGCCTAACAAATAAACTGAAAGGAAAAAAATGGGTTCAAGAGTAAATTTTGCATTCAAAACAGAAAATAAAAACTATGTCGTATTGTATTCACATTGGGGTGGAGAAGATAGGTTCAATTTATTATCCAATGCCCTTGAAGCATCACGCCCACGCTGGAATGATAATTCATACGCAATTCGTATCGCCATCTCATCTATCGTTGGAAACAATTGGAATTCTGAAACAGGCTTTGGAATTTATGTCAATGAAATTGGAGACTACAACTATGAAACTTTTGTAGTTGATTTTGAAAATAAAACTATCGGAATTCACGAGAGTGGTCTTTACATAAATCACACAGTCAAGCACATTGAAGAATACCCTGTAATCTCAATGACATTTGATGAATTCCTAAATAGTAATCACGACTTCGAAGGTCTGATTGAGGGCATTCGTGAGATTTGGGAACAGACATCTCCAAAATAGGACATTTCGGGCATTTGACTATGTCAGACCCTAATGATAAAATAGTTTAGTAAAACATAAACGAAAGGTAATAAATGCATAATCTAGAAATGATAAATGGCAATGCAAGTTTCGTATCTCTGCGAGAACCTGCTTGGCATAACTTAGGCACAGTAATTCAAAATGAAGTAACTACATCAGAAATGTTGGAACTTGCAAATCTTGATAACTGGAATGTCCGAGTTGAAGAAATCCCAATGCCTGATAACTACACTACAAAAAACCCATCATTTTGGGTAGTGCGTAATCACCCTGCAAATAATAATCCTGACATTCTTGCAACTGTTGGTAAGCGTTACACAGCATTTCAGAATGAAGAGTTATTTGCTTTTGGTGATACCCTGCTTGATGGTGGTCGTTGGGAAACTGCTGGCTCTATCAAAAATGGTCGTGTTGTCTTTGGCTCACTTGCACTAGATAGAGAAATTGTCCTTGACCCAAATGGTGTTGAGGATAAAGTGAACACCTATCTTTTGGTTACTACATCTCACGATGGCTCATTGTCTATTCAGGCAATTACCACTCCTGTTCGTGTAGTTTGCCAAAACACTCACACAGTTGCTCTCAAGGGTGCAAAGCAAAGTTTCAAAGTGCGACACACTCAGACGCTTGATGGTCGTGTACAAGAAGCACGAGAAGCATTAGGTCTTGCACACAAGTATCTTGACGCATTTGAGATTGAAGCACAGCAACTTATTCAAACTGAAATTACTAAAGCACAGTTTGATAAGATTGTAGAACTTGCTTATCCAATGCCTGAGAAAGATGTCAAGGGTGCAATGACTAAGTGGGCTAACAAGGTAGATGTTCTACAAGACTTGTATGTTGGTAGCACTAACCTAATGATTGCAGGAACAGCGTGGGGTGCTTACAATGCCCTCACCGAGCGTTTGGATTGGTTCAGAACAGCACGAGGTAACTCTGAGAAGCCTTATGTTTCTGCATCAGGTCTTGACCTTGCAACCAACAATGAGAAGCAGAGACTACTAGAGATTGTAAAATCGGTAGCGTAACTGCGACAACCTGAGCAAGTTGTAAAACTGCTCCCACCTCATCACGGAAAAGGAAAACACAATGGATCAATTAAAAACATTTTACATCTTAATCGAATACTGCTGCAACCATTTTGAAGGTGTGTATTCAGAATGGGAATTTCCACAATTAGCAAAAAATATTTTGGGTGAGAATTTTAAATTTGATACATTCGAAGAATTGAATGCTGCACTTAATAAAGAAGGTTACACACTAAGTAAATACACAATTTAAATCCCAGGATCCAGGGGCGGGCATGCTGTGCATGCACCCCCACCCCATTTGTCCAAATTTATTTATTTAGTCATTTCAAATCAATTACGAACCTATCAAATTTTTCCCAGGAATTACGAAGGCAAAAAAAATTTCCCCAAAACCTATTTAAGATCTTAGGGAAATTACGATGGAGTTTATTTTATCCTGGAATTAGTCAGGATTATTTTCATTCCACCAATCAATGACTTCATCTAATGACTCAAATTCTGTATCATCTAATTGCATTGCTTGTGATAATACTTCCCAAGTTTCATTTATCCATCTATTTCCAGCATCTGTTAGTTCAACTAATTCTGATGATACAAAGTATGCAAGTGGTAAGCCAATGTCATTGTATTCTATGAATTCTTTGTATGTCTCATCTTGTTTGAACCTAATCCAAAATTCCCCTAGAATTTTACACTTATTAGAAAAGGGTGTTGCCATTATTTTTATCCTCTCGTAGTTTTCTTACTTGTTCTATTCTATCACACTCTTGGTAAGCACTCTCTGCCACCTCGTGCATTCTAGTAATTATTGCTTGTGGTGCTACCCTTGCCAAATAGAAGCCTAGCATTCTCGTATCTAGCATAAAATCGGATAGCAATGAAATAACCTTTAGTGCTGCTTTTTCTTCATTAGTTTTACCAAACATTGTTTCTCCTATCCTCTATTGTATCAGAAAATGGGGGCAAAGTCAATACCCTACCCCCACTCTCTTTCCCTACCTACCAACTAGCCTGATAAATAAAACTGTCAATCTTATCGTTAGATAACAATCTAGTTAGTAATTCATAAGTGTACTTGAGGTCTTGTAGATACCACTCGTCAACATTTGTTGAGCCAAAGAAAAATCCTGACTGTGGTGGTAATAGTTCCAATGCCTTCTCTGGATGAGCAAGAACATTAGCACATAGAGTACGCAACTCTTCCATACCTCCTCGTGGTATGAAAATTTGCTGGCAAACATCTTCGCCATCTGCAAATGTATCTACAATCCAAGCGTGAATTGCATTTGCTTTACGCCAATAGCCAACTGGAATTTGAACAGTAAGTCCTGTCCAACTATCAGGCTCAACAACATCAGCAAGTTTTAGAGATGACACAATGTCACTAAAGGCTTGATTATCCTTATCTCTATCAGCATCTGACCAATCTTTGCGTGAGACATACTCCTCAACATAAAGATACATATCTAGTCCCATTTTTGTTTCCTTTCGTTAGTAGTTGTAGGGATAGTAATAATAGCACAGGGGTCTGACATACCCCCGATCAATGGGTAGGATGTACCCCCTAAACTTGGGGGCAATCCTCATAAACCTCATCATCAGACCAACTGCAAACACACTCTCTGTCTCTGTCCACATAGTCTTGATGACAAGATGGTTCTTCGTATTCTGAGAATGATGTCATAACACCATTTTGGAATACTGCACTTCCACCCCACCCTGTTTCTTCTTCGTATTCTAAATCAAATACAAGTTCAGGAAATTGGAAGGATAGGATAGCGATTACTTCTAGTGGTGGTGACCAAGCAGTATCAAAGCGATAAACAATGTGTCCATCTTCTCTATGTACTATCTCGGTACATCTACCCCTATCATCATCAGGAAGAGCAACATCCCACTTAGTTCCCCAATTAGTAATGTTCCAATCGTACCAATGATTAGATACCTTACGCTTTGCTTCTACATCTGCCCACCAATTAGGGTCAGTATGAGTAAGTTCACTTTTTACTTTTGGTTGAACACCAAAGTATTCATCAAATAGATTTTCTGATGGTCGGTAGCAATTCCAAAAAGCAAACACAGGATTACTGTAAGTAATAGTTCCTGCATTTACAACTTCCCACTTCTCAGTTTCTTTGTTGTACTCACTTCTAATGTGAGGCTGAGTAAATGGTGCATTGACTTGTTCCATCATCCGTTGAATTTCAAGTTCGTCACCTGAGACGGACAATGAAGAGAATACCCAATTAGGCATTAGTTTCCTTTCGTAGTAGGTGGGGTAATACTAGCATAAGGGTCTGACATCCCTCGTAAAACCTCTTGTAACTGTATGTACAGTTCAAGGTCAATGTTTGTTAGTTCTCTTAGTAATGGGGCATCTACATCATCTAGCCTTATCCACTCATAGTCTGTGTAACTGTAAATACTTCCATCTGCAAAGATTGCTGTATCAAGGTCTGCATTTGCATACCATCCATACCCTTTGCGATAAGAAACTACAAAGTTATGTTCAAGGTCGTTATTCTCCAAGTCCGTATCCTTCTCTAATCTGATTTGCTTTGTGTGCTATTTCTATGTTGCCATTGAAGTATGCACCTGCTTTGTGTTGAGCCGATAAGTATCTCAAGTAGGCAGTTGCAAACTCAAACACTCTCTCTTGTACCTCAAGTGGAGAGCGTGTCAGGCACTCTGCAAGACTTTCAGGACTAACCCGAAGGTCTGCAAAGACAGCCTCTAATTTAGAACATCCGTTTATGCTTTCGTTAGTAATCATAGGCGTACCTTACCATAGGGGTATGACATTGTCAGGTAGTCCCTTTTGGGTGGGTTTTGGATCAGGTAGGATTTGCTGCAAAGCCTCTTCAATTCCTTCATCTACACTAAACCCAACAAAACTAGAATACTCATAGCCTTCTTCTGTCATTTCCCATAGTTCAAACCACGGATTGTGGATAGCATAATCGTGGTTAACAATTTCACAAGCCTTGACAATAGTATCAAAGTCGTGGTCATTGCGTACCCCCATCATCTCTAGGTCATCGGTAGTGTAAATAGTTTCATCAGTAAATGGAAATACATAACGCATCTCACCTACTGCTACTACATCGAATTGTCTTTCTTCCTTAGTTTTATTATTGATAGTAATTGTAGCGACTACATCGGTCCCAGAGTGATTGCGATAAAACTCAGGGTATTGTCTATCCTCCTTGTAATGTGGAGCATACATAATCTCATAGTTACCAAATAGGGTTGCTTGCTGCATTATTTATCTTCCATCCAAATGTTTACTATTTCTTCATAAGAGCCAAGAATTTCGTCTTCTTGTATTAGTTCATTATCTACATTGTAGTCTAATTCTTCAATTGCTTCCCAAAAGCCTTGCCAATCTTTCTTAGTCCAATCATCTGTCTCAGACAAATCAATCTCAAACTCTGATGATAGTTGTGCTTTGAGTTCATCTGTAACCTCTACATAGTAGTGGTGTTGATAAACTGTGTGTTTTTCAATGTGTACTTGCATTATCCGTGTTCCCTTTCCCACGCCTCTAAGGAGTGAAATGTAAAGTTATCGCCTGTATTGTAGCAGTAGGCTATGACATTGTCTAGGTATTCCGAAGAGAATAATGGATTTATTACATCTTCCCCATAAACTTCAAAATAGTTATTCTTTGTCTGTGGTATGACGGTATGGTCAAACTCATAGATGTTCAACAAAACTAACTCCTATCATATCTCCTTCTTCACCAAACATAATAATATCGTGTCCGTCAATAAAGTATTCTCCATTTTCGTACATTTCTTCAGCCTCTTGATAAGACTTAGGCTCTCGTGTAAAGAAGGCTGAAATTTGTATTTCGTAAAACATTAGAAATCTACCTCAATTTCATTAGCAAAGTCTTGTGGACTAAATCCATAAGCCTCTTTGATTATTTCATTAGCAACATTTGTTATGTATGTTGCGTCATCAACATCAGGCTCTCCAACCTGAACAGTAACCACCATATGGTCACAAACAAAGTGAACATTTGCTGTCATTATTTTCCTTTCGGGGTAGGTGTAAATGTTGCATTGTTGATTGTATCTATTACTATCTGACATAGACTATCTTTGATGTCACCCTCACCAAATCCGTTGAAGGAGTTAGTCTCGTCCACATAGTTACAGATGTTGTTTTGTATTTGTTGTGATATTTCGTAAATGTTCATAGGGTCACCTTATCATAGGGGTCTGACATCAGGGGTAGGCAGCCCAAAGATGAAGCCACCCCCATTGCCCTCGGGATCTTGTGATATCTCAATAATCCCAATTTCACCGTTAGCAAATTTCACGGTAAAAGTAGGAAACCCTCCATAGGGGTTAAACTCATCTGCTACCATACCATTAAACTTGATAATAGTAGCACCATCAAGAGATGAGTAATAATCTTGCCATACATTATTCATATTGGAAGTCATCATCATCCTTTACATCATAACTAGAAGTGAGGGTATCAAGAACTTCCCACCCTAATTCAATTTGCCTATCATTGAAATATCCTGCAATGGCATCAAGAACATTGGCACATTGTTCATCTGTCCAATGTGGGTACATACTCTTGACATCAGCAGGACACCAACTGACCTCTACATACTTTTCATACATATCTATTTTTTCCATAGGGCGAAACCTACCATAATAGTCTGACATTGTCAAATCAGAATCCCCCATAAAAAATGTGATGTTCGTCACACGGCTGCATGAATTTCTAAATAATTAGACATGCAGCAATGTCGGATTTGTCCAAATTGCCCTATTCCCAAATTGGGGTATCCTTTTTAAAAATACCTTTACGATCCCCAAATAAAAAATCCCAGGAATCCTATTACGATCCCAAAATATTTTTTCCCAGAAAGTCTTTACGATCCCAAATCAAAAAATCGCTGAAAGTTATTTGTTATTTATACTATAGGTATTACGATCCTCCTTTACGATCCCCCCAGAAAATCGGGCGGGATCCAGAGATGCCCTGACAAATAAAGGTATTACGAACACCAAATATTTTTTCCCAGAATATCGTACAAATTGAAATATTTTTAAAACAAATTCGGACAAATTGGATATTTTATTTGACAAATTTGGATATTTTTGGTAGGGATATTTGGGCATATTTTGGATATTTGGATTTGACAATTTGGGTATTTTGTGCTAGGAAAAGATTACGATCCCCTCGCTCAGATGTTCTGTTCTCCACTATCCTCCACTTTACTCCATTCCAATCCATTTCTAAAAAATAACAGTAAGATCTAAAATCAGACAAATCGTACAAATCAGACAAAAAAGGGGTATATAAAATCAGGATATACTTGTCCTATGAGTGAACAAATCAAAGCAGATTTGGCACAGTATCTCTCTCAATTCCTATCAGGCAAACACCGTATCGGCAAAGCACATAAAATCATTAATATGATATGGGACATAGCCTATGAACAAGGTAAAGACTCTTGTTGTTCTACTAGGGATTGTTGTAGTCATTCTTGATACCCCGCCAAATTTGTGATACAATTAGGGTATGATTTATACACTTTCATCCGATGCAGTTACTGCAATTACTCCCAATGGGACTCACTCAGGAATGGACATTACGATCCAAAATGTTAATTCCTCTGGGTATATTTACATAGGTACTGACAATACAGTATCTTCATCCAACTATGGATATAGGCTTGCCCCTGGAGCAGCATTCTCTGTTGAACTCGCTGGCAAGGATGACCTATATCTTATTGGCTCTACTAATGACCTTGACGCAGCAGTGCTGATTGTAGGTCTTGAATAATGGCTAGGTTTACTAATGGTTCTAGTGGTACAGGTGCTAACTATGATGAAGTAGGTTGCCTAAACTTTCCAGCGTCTGGTGAAATCTGCAATATTCCTAATAGTTCTGGTGATGGCTATGGTTATTCTACATTTGAGGTACGACCAGATACTACACTTGAAACTGATCAATACTTAATCATTGACCCTACCGCCCCAAATCACATACATATTCGTGCTGGTGGAGACATTGATGCTTCTACAGGACAATTGTTTTTAGGTGGAGAACTTGCCAATGTCTCAATCTGGGATGGTGCACACGAAGTTTATATCTCATCATATGATTCAACTAATGACTATTATTACGCTTGGAACTTTGGTAATGAAGGTATTCTTTATGGTCCTGCTATGGGTGGATTGTGGGTTACAGGAATTTCTGGAAAGAGTGATCAAGATCCACTCTACATTACTTCAGCGGATTCTGTTTTATTAGATGGTGTTAATGGAGAGTTTCTTAATGATGCATCCAATCCCTCAAATCAAATAGCCACTATCGGGGATGTAGATACTGCTAACGATATGGGATATATTTCTGTATATAGTACTGCCGATCAAGGTCCTTTTACAGCCAATACAATTCAGGCATTTACCTTTACTAATACAGATTTTTCAAATGACATTACCCTCGTAGATGGGTCTAAGATTAGAATGGAAAAGGCAGGTAAATATAACATTGCATTTTCTGCTCAACTTCATCAGACCAACTCTTCAGGTATAGTAAATATTTGGCTTAGAAAAAATGGTAACAATATGGCAGCAACAAACACCAAAGTATCCATTACATCAAATAATCCTTATTATGTTGCTGCGTGGAACTTGTTTGTAGATGCTGCCGAAGATGATTATTTCGAACTTATATGGTCATCAGATAGTCCAAATACTAAAATAGAATATGAAGCACCCACAGGATCTGGAGCAACCGAGCATCCATCTGTTCCTTCAATTATTCTTACTGCTAACCAAATTGCAGGAACTGGTCTTACCCCTCCATAATAATATGCTAATATAGTCTGTGCGTATTTTAGAAGGCGATTTTTTTGTATATGTCATCCCTAGCACTTGTGTCAAGTGTGGGGGGATGAATACTTCTAGTACCCCCGCCGAAACTTGCGAATGTCAGACCCATCCTGTATAATATATGTATGACCACAGACGAACGAGATTTTTACACAAATCAGATAATTGACGCTATTATCGCTGCGGTGCGATTTGGCGACCCGAAGAATTTGAGGAACGACCTCAACGCTATAATAGAACTATATGCGGAACATATAAAAGATAAGGAAAACAATGGCTAAAGGAACAAACAAGGGCGACCTAATGTGGCAGACACCATATAAAGAAGGTCGCTGGTGGATTAACATTTATTATTTTGGACCATACAAGGGTGAACTTGTAGTTAAAGATGCAAACTTAGATACTCAGTACAGCGAGATTGTCGATCTCTATTACGAAGATAATCCGACAGTCAAACAAGTAATGCAGTATCTACGAACTGGATTCGATTGGGTAGATAGGAACGACAATGTTTAGATATGCAACTGAACAATACTATAAAAATAAGATAGATAAACTTGAGGCAAAAATTGCTATTCTCAAGGAAAAGATTGCTCAACTTGAGAGCGACAATTATATGAACAGAGATAAGTAGTGATTCCATATACTACTAAGGAAGCATTATCTTTTGATGACATAATGCTAGTGCCACAAGAATCTGATATATACAGTAGGCATAAGATTAATTTAACAATGACATTTGGTAAGCATAATCCTATTGGATTAACTATGCCTATATTTGCTGCCCCTATGGATACCGTTTGCGAATACGATATGGCTTTCAACTTAGGACTTCTTGGTGGAGTTGGAGTTGTCCATAGGTATATGTCTTACGATAAACAATTAGAGATTGCTGCTAAATTACAAGACCACGAGTTGCTTTCATTCTTTGCCATTGGATCTAGCATAGAAGATTACGAACACGCACAAAAACTCCTGGATCTTGGCGTTGCTGGCTTGGTTGTTGATACAGCAAATGGTCATAGCAAATTAGCAATAGATGCAGTAGATAGATTACGAAAACACCCTGTACACATTATGGCTGGCAATGTATCTACTTGGGAAGGCTATAAGCGTTTATCTGATGCAGGTGCTGACTCTGTTCGTGTAGGTATTGGTGGAGGTGCTGCTTGCACTACCCGCACAGTTACAGGACACGGAATCCCTACGCTTGCTTCTATTATGGACATTATGGAAAAGGGTAGGACTGATACAGGAATCATTGCAGATGGTGGTATTCGCAATAGTGGAGATGCTGTAAAAGCAATTGCTGCTGGTGCTGATGCAGTTATGTTAGGTTCAGTATTAGCAGGACATTACGAATCTCCTGGTCATATGATAGGTGACAGAAAAGAGTTTCGTGGTATGGCATCAAAGGATGCACAAATAAGTCGTGGAAAAGTTTCAGTAATTGAAGGAATATCCACAACAGTTCCATTTAGAGGATTTGTAGCAGACACACTCAATGACTTTACAAATGGAATTAAGTCTGGTTGTTCTTATACAGGAGTAGACAGACTTGAAGATCTAAGCAAAGAAGCAATATATGTTAGAGTATCTACTCTATCAAACAACGAAACAAAGAAAGGATAAAGATGAAAGCAGTTGAATTTGTAGCAAACAAAGTCTTGTCTGGTGCAGTCTGGGTAGTTGAAAAAGTAGTCCCATATGTATCACAAGAAAAGGTAGAATTTGTAGATGATCAGACATTACGAATTGATAGCAAGGCTACCCCACAGGATGCAATTCTCTGGGATGATGAAGATTTTGAGGTATAATAGTACTATATGAAAATTCTTGCGATAGTACATGGATACTTTCCTAACCACAATGCTGGTGCTGAGGCTATGCTGCATCAAATTCTTGTTGACCTTAAAAATAAGGGTCATGATCCCTTAGTTCTTACACTCCATCCTGGTGCTGAAGAGTATGAAGGTATTCCAATTCACAAACTTGATAGCAAGAATGAAAGAAAATATTTGTCCTGGTGTGACATGATATTTACTCACCTAGATCTAACAAGGCATTGTGTACCATTATCACAAAGATATGATAAACCATTAGTGCATTTAGTACATAATGATAAACAACTTAGATATAATAAAATTAGAAGTAAGAAAAATGCTGACTTAGTTATATCTAATTCAGATTGGATTGACAAAACTGTTCCAAATGAAATACCATCAGTAGTTGTGTATCCACCAACAATACCTGAACGATATGCTGTTAAAACTAATAAAAAATACATTGCACTTATTAATATGAATGAGGCTAAAGGTGGTAAAATATTTTGGCAATTAGCCAGAATTTTTCCAGACAAACAATTCTTAGGTGTTAAGGGTGCGTATGGAAATCAAATTATAGAAAATAGAAATCTTCCAAATGTGACCATTTTAGAAAATACTCCTAATATTCAAGAAGTATATAAGCAGTGTGGAATAGTCCTAATGCCTTCATCTTATGAGAGTTGGGGTAGAGTTGCTATGGAAGCATCTTGTTCTGGTATTCCAGTTATTGCTGCACCTACCCCTGGATTAAAGGAATCACTTGACTATGCAGGTATCTTTGCAGAACATGACAATGTTGCAGATTGGGTAGAAGCAATTAAGTTTTTAGATAATCCTAAAGTTTATGAAAAGTATTCTAAACTAACCAAAGAAAGATCTAAAGAAGTTGCAGATAAGTTTGCAGAACAAATGATAATACTTGAAAAAGAATTACTTTCTCTTCTCAAACCTTGATTTACTTTTAAATTTTGAACTTAAGATTGGCTCTAACAGTGGAAAAGAATTTTCTTCAGTAGATAAAAATACACTATCTTCTGTATACTGATAACTTATTCTTTTTAAATTTCCAGTGTTGTACACTTTAACATCTTTTATTTGTTCCCCACCAATTTTATAATAGTTACCATAATAGGATCGCCACAACATATTAGTGTTTTTAATATTAAAAATCTTTCCTAATTTTTCTTTATTTACATTGAATGGCACATGTAAATCATAATCAAGTGGATTGTTTATGCCAAATTTTAACAACTTATTGTGGGTATAATGAAGTTTGGTAGCATAGGTTGATCTATTTGTTAAATCTAAATAAGTCATAACCCTGTTATATAAAATACCACCATTATAAATTGGAATGGTATCTAAAGGTTTAAGAATAAAAAAATCATCATTCATAAATACAAAGTCTTCTGGTATTTCTGGAGACTCTATGGCTGTCATAATGTTATAGGCAGCATTTTGATATCTAGATTTGTCTTGAGGAACAGGAATATAATGCCCTTTAAACCACTCTGGACAGCCTCCTACGACACTTATTTCAGCGTCTGGTACATTTTTGACCACTGATCTTATAGAGTACCTTAATTCTTCGTTTTTGCCGTTTCTACATATATATACGAAATGCATACCTTTTCCTAAAATAAGGGGCGAGCCAGTTACGACCCGCCCCAAATCATTATTTAGTTTTACTTCGCTGTTCGCTTAGTTGTTTTCTTAGCAGGGGCTTTCTTGACAGCCTTCTTCTTTGCAACAGAAGTTGTTGTCTTCTTAACAGCCTTATCTACTACCTTTGGACTTGGCATACGACCAAATGCTGGATCGTTTGGATCAAGTGCTCGCAAGAATGGAGGCAGGACTGCTGCAATCATTGCGAAGGTTAGCAACTTCCAATCAGTGATACCTGACAGCCAAAGTGTTGCTACACCTGCTAATAGTGACCGACCATATGAAGCCAGTACATTTTTGAGTTCTCTACTCATCTTTTTTCCTTTCGTTATCAATCAGTGTTTCTAGTCTTGATTTGATACCATCTATTATACCAGGATCTCCTGGTCTGGATTCAATTAATGCTAGAATCCCCTTTACCTCTTTCATTGAGTTTTCAATATAATCGAAAGCCCACTCTCTTGAGTCAGAGAGGAATTTGATAAAGTTTTCTGTATGAACTGTTTGCTCATCTTTCTCTTCAACTATTTCTCCTTGTTCAAGATATTCTCTTAAAACAATATAGTCTCTGATCATCATGTTCGTCAGTTCAATGCTTTTCCATAATTTGAATGTTGCGTGAACATATCCAACAAACATAGATATGGTTGCAACAAGCAAAACTATTTCTAGAGTTGTCATTTCTTATCTCCTAATGGTTCTCTAGTTACTAATACAATAGCACCATTTTGTTCTAGTGCATTTTTTACTTTTGCTACATATTGTACCGCTTCAATTTTTTCATCATGTGTTAAATGTAGAAAACTTTTCTCATCTAACTTGATTGTAATAAAATGCTCACTGTCTATGAGATTTATTCCAAACCGTTTTGGCGGTGTAATAGAATGAAATGCTCTACGCATTGCATCTGTATAATACATTATTCTTCTCTCTTCCAATGTATATAAGATCTAATATATACTGCTGCATATGCTGCTGCAGAAATAATAAATCCATACTGTTTGGTGCTGAGTGCATATGCAATCCATATACATTCGTTAGCCAATAGAATTAGCCATCCCCAAACGGTTTTCTTGCCAACAAAAAATATACCTGTGATACCAATAGCAGCAAGTATCCATGACCAATATTCCATCTTAATCCAATGTTAGTGATTTCCAGACTTCAGCCCACTCAGGCTTTTTTCTGTGCTTATTAAATTCTCTTGAGATGTTTCCATTTTCCAAATAGACACCACCCCATACTCCCCATTCTTTGTTAGATACTCCAACAGCAAAACACATTTTTCTAACAGGACATTGAGCACATAATGCATCAATGGCATGTCGTTTGCTGATGTCTTCTTCGTATGTATCAAAGAATAAGTTGATATCATAACCTACACACGATCCTTTAAGTTTCCAGTCATCTTTCATTTTCTTTCCCTAGATATTTGGAAGGTAACTTCCAGCCTTTCTCAGTTGGCTCAAATCGCTTTTGCATATGCCATTTACCATTTGCAAACGCACCAAACTTGCTAGTCATACCCTTCTTATTAGGAATACGCTCTACTACAGTCCATCCATCCCAATGCAAATCCTTGTTTGCAGAGACGATAGACTCCATTTGTTCTAGTGTTGTAATATACATACTATTCCTTAGTATTGAAATATTCCGACTTCAATATTAGCATCTTCTGCTAATTTTGTCAATCTCGAAACAGGTTGTTTTGGTTTAGATAAAAACGCAAAGTAATCAATGTTACCTATTTGTTCCTCTACAAATGACTGGGGAACTTTAAAGTATTTGACTTTCTTACCCCTAGCCTTAAAACTTCGCTCACTAATATTTGAAAACTGTGACACGAAAGAATTAATATTCGCTGGTCCAACTGAATAGATGACGACTTGTTTATCATCATCTGCCATATCGGACAACGCTACACTGATAGCACGAAGAAATACATTATAATCATCAAAATCATTTGTACCCTGTACTGCCACAATCATTTTTATTCCTTTAATGCGTCTAATATAAATAACATTTTTTCTAATTCAGACTTTGACATAGACTCTGTATTGATTGGTTGAATACTATCTTGATCCACTTCATCACCAATTACTTGTGCTGTATAGAAGATATTGTCCTGTACCCAATAGATACTATCGCCTTCCATAACAACATTGACTGCGTTTTCCTCAAGGTATTCTTCAATTTCATCTTCTATATCAAATTCTTCATCATCTTCTTGAATAGATGCTGGCTGTGGTAGATATGGTCTCACCAACTCATACCGTTCGCTTTGTGACAAATAGTTAAAAGATGTTTTAAATCTATTTGTGATCTTATTCATAAAGAAGAAAAGCGGTAGTATGCAAACAAAAGTAACAAATGCCACCAAGTATGACATACTACCACCTCCGAATTATTTATTCTTTAGTTTTTTTATTAGATAACTTATCTTCTACAGGAGATTCCACCACTGGTGGTCTACTCAATTTGAGTTGTACTGACAGAAGTTGAGTTTCTAATTCAACTGAACGATTACGATAAAATGCGACTAACTGTTTTAGTTCATCTACGGTTAGATCTTCCATTGTTATCCCTTTCTAATTTGAAATGGTGTACCGTCCCAGACCTTCTGAGACTTGTTTTTCTCTCTATTAACGATTGCACGACTCCAAGAGAATCCTGCATCGCCACCCCATGCTAACCACATTATTTTGCCATTAGATGGGTTCTCACTATTATCCCAGTCTTTTCCTTTTTTGTCAACTTCGTGACGAGAAAAGTAGGAATACATTCTCTTAACTGTGCTAAGAGACAGCGGTTCCTTATTTGCTAACTGACGAGCACGAGTCCAACCAACTGCAGTACCTGCACCTGTTGCCTTGCCGTCTTCTTTATATTTGATAGCCCTACGAGCAGCAGAAGCCATAGCATCAGTAGGTGTAAATGTTTCTGCTTTTTCAAACTTATCCATATCCATATCGTCATCTTCATCATCCATCATATGACCTTCAAGACTATCTAGTCTCTCTGCATCTTGATACATCATACCAATGCTATATGGTGTTGCCATCCATTCGCCATCTTCTTCTTCGTATAAACGAACAGACATTGCTGGATTTTCTGGTGGCATTGATTCAAGTGCGAATTCATCTCCTGGAGTTCCGAGAGTTCCACCTTCCCACATAATATGTTCTACTCTACCGTGAGCCATACCATCGACTGTCATACCCATTACGAAGTCACCTTCTTTAATCTCTTGAACAGCCTTTTCTTTTTCTTCTTCGTGGTAAGCCTTCTCTGCCCTGTATGTTCCACCTCTACGCTTATATTCTTGGACTACCCAAGAGTTAGCAACAGCAGATGGATATACATCAAACTTACGCTTTGCTTCTGCAACAATTCTATTATAGAGTTCTCTATTAGTTGGCTCTCCTCGTCTACCAGACAAGAATGAACCATAGTTAGGTTTCTTAGCCTTACCAAATGCTGAACCATCCCAAATGTCTTTATCTATGTTACCTTCAGACTGATTAATTGCATAGATCTGGGCAGCAGCCTCTTCTTTAGTTTTGTGGCAACCCATTACAGTACCGTCATCTTTTACGGCAGGGTAGCCTGAGCAACCGTATGAACCTTTTTTACCTACACTATATGGCATACTACTATTATACCACCTAATCTAATCTACTTATGCGTTTAATTTCCTCAAGATGGAATCTATAGTCTTTATCCAAATTGGCTAGTTCTTCGGGATCAAGAGCCTTTTCAGTAATCCTAATCTTCATATCTCCATCTTCATCATTTCTAATATCTACAAAGCCTAAGTTCCATAGTTCTAAAACTGCAATCTCAATATGCTCTTTGTGGATATCTACCATATCTGGGAACATCTCTGCCATCTTGGGTGTAAAGTTATATAAGAACTCTCCTGATTCAGTTAGCCCACCAATTTCTACTGCCCCATTAAGAATAAGAAATTCTAGAAAATCGTCTTCTCTATTTTCTTCGCTCATTTGATAAATTCTCTTTCATCTAATACCTGATATGCAAACTCAGTTAACTTCTTTGCACCTTCAGGATCATTTATAATTTTATTATAGTGGTGTCCACAAAATAATAGTTCACCTGTCATACCCTTTACTAACACAAACGCCTGAGCATCACATCTGTCACAACGATCTGCAACCTTTAGTATTTGCTCTTTCTTATCTTCAATCACTTCTTCAGTCATCTCACTTCTTCCTGTTATCTGTCGAATAAAAACCATTACCATTAAATTGTATACCAACATTGCCCCATTGTCTAATCATAACAGTGTGACACTTATCACAAAGTGCTTCTAATGAAGATTCATCAAATGATCTTTTAATATCAAACACCTCATTACAAGTGCCACACTTATATGAATAGACTGGCATTATAAAGCCTTTGCTCCAAACAATCCACCACTGGTTTCAGTAGCAGTTAATTTATCCCATTGCTTTTTAGTAATAACGCCATCGGCTTCTGGGGCAAGTTTCTTATGTTCCTTTTGCCAAGCAATTACAGCCTTTTTAGTTACTGGACCATACTGACCATCAACTAACTTACCTCTAAATCCAAGTGCTTTTTGAATTACTTTAATGTATTCTCCAACTTCACCTGGTTGAATTGGTATTCCTGGAAATGCTTTTGGATCAATTGGTTTTTCTTGTTTTGGTACAGAAGGTTTAAAGTTTGGACGACCAAACCCAACAACACTTACTGTAATACCACGCTTATTTTTCTTATAAGCACGAACCTTTACAAGAACCATACCACCATTTCGCTGGTCTCCTGTAACACCTGCTGTGTTTCCTTCAATAGTGGTTACAGTACCGTCACCATTATTTTTAACAACAATTCCAACATGAGAAACACGGTCAACACCGTCTCCAGGAAAGTCCATATAGCATATATCTCCTGGTTGTGGATTTGCAACTGATGCATCTTCCCAACGCTTTACTCGCTTAAAGTGTGCTACACCAGCAGGTGTATAAACAGTAGAGCCTGGAAGTTTAACTCCAGCCTTATTTGCACACCACATAATGAATGAGCCACACCACGGTAAAAAGTTATATCCTGTAAAAGCACCATACTTAGTTTGGTTGTCTTTTGGACCTTCTACAGTACCAACTTCTTTTTTAGCAACCTCAATTAATCTGGCTGCTGTTCCTAGTTTTGCCATTTTATCCTCCTTAGATAATTATAGCAGAGCCTCCTGACAGAATCGAACTGTCACTTACGCATTACAAGTGCGTTACACTACCATTATGTTAAGGAGGCAACTGGCTGACTATGTGTTACCCAAAAATAGGTACAGCCCTTATCTGGGCAACAGACATACTCCATAAAGTATTGACCCTCATCCCTATACTGTGCGTAATGGTCTGGATCTTTCTGCCATAGTCTGCCACGATGAGTAATGATAATGCGTTCTGCTAACTCTGAGTCTTGCATCCATACAGGCATTGTGTATGGTTGATCAACAAAGTTACGCTGGTATGTATCTTTGATTACTGCCCAGTTGTTTTCCCACTTATACTTACGATGTTGCATCTCATTGCGAATAGCCTTGAGATAAAAATACAAATCGTGTTCAGCACCCTCAAACATTTTGACTGCTGGATGATTACGCCACGCATTGCTAGGAGACTCCTTTGCTAACACTGACATAATCTGACGACCTTCTAGCAACTGCTTGACAAGTCGTTTGTAATCTAATACTTCAGCACACAGACTAAAGTCTGACTCTGGAATAAATACCTGCATTATTTTCCTTACTATCGTTTATACAATTATAGTAAATAAAAGAGGGGATGTCAAATCGACACCCCCCTCAATTTTAATATGAACCTGAATCAATATCATCAATTAGATATGAATATTCAGGACAGAGATAGACAATGGCTGCACCTGTGATTGAACCCCAAGCACCTGCTTCTTCTTCAGTAACTGCATTTTCTACAACTACTTCAACGATATCAGCAATACCGTATCCATCATCAAATAAACCACAGATAGTCCATCCATAGTCTAGTAATTCTGAGTCTGATGTACTCAGAATGTATGAGTTTCCAGTACCATTTACAGCATCAAGATAAAGTTCTTCATCTGAATATGATGGAACATCTGGAGTATCTGGTGTCCAAGTATTAGTTGGTTCTGGTGCTGGATTAGTATTGTTACTTGAGTTACCTACGCTACCTGCAAAAAATGCTCCAACGAGCAATGCAACTACACCAGCAATAATTAGTACATTTTTATTGTTTTTCATTTATATCCTTATTTTAAATACATGAGAACAGGGATCTCCCCCTGCTTCCCACTCGGCTTCATCTTCTTCACTCATATATGGATCGCCATCATGAGTCGTGCAAAATGGTTCTGTTATCCAACCATTATCTATACCCTGTTTTACCCAGGCATAGAATTCTTCTTCTTTTTCCATATTACTATCCTACCACATCAATCGGTTCTTGGCAAGTTGTGCTATATTTTGTCGCACACTCTAATGCAATCTTTAACCTACGCTTTGGGTCTTTATAGTTTTGTGTAGAGAATAAAGAACCAATTGCATATGAACTACCACTTCCTACTGCTAGAAAGTCTGTGTCATATGATGTGATACTCATATCAGAAATATTATGTTCAAATATTTTTCCACCCACACAAATGAGCATTCCAAATTCATTGCTATCAGACATTGGAATATCCCACTCACTATAAAATTCTTTTAATGCTTTACGAAAAGTAGTTTGCATAAATCTATCAACATTGCCTACTACTCGTGGTGGTATAAAATTATGTTTTACTATCTCACCATTAAGACGACCATAGTAACCAAATAAATATTCGCCACTACTCCACACCTTTGGACTATCTAATGATAATATGATATCGTCCTCAGATGCAGCACGATCTCCTGCAATGTACATTTCCCCATTTTGTACTACTGCTGCTATGCAAGTCATTTTTACCCTTCTCTTTTCGTACCACAATTATACCATCTAGGTATGACATCGGTCAAGTCCGACACTACAAAAGTCCCAAATCGTCCAAAAAATCCTTTACTTCCTTAGACATGTCCTTTTTGGGTGTATTTTCTGCTTCTCTCTTTAATCTATTTAACTTATCTGCTGTACCCCAAGTATGTATCTGAATAACTACATTAGTATCTTTCTCAGTATGTGAGATAGCCCCAAACACAGCACCTGTCACAGCATCAGCCAAGTCTTTAGATTTCTTTCTTGGGTGGTCAACCTTCTTACCATTATTAGTGATCTTAAGTTCTGACATTTCTTCAAGTAGCAATGGAATATGTGGCATTGCAACACGCTCTTCATAAATCATCATTGCTAAATCTTCATAGTGTTTCTTTGCTACTGAAACTGTATCTGTTCTAATTCCTACTGCTTTTAATTCTTGCTGGATGTCATAAGATTGCCAACGGTCAAATGTAACCATACCAATGTTAAAACCTTCTCTGCGTAGATTAATAATCCATTGCTTGACTTCGGATAGGTTAACTGGACCTTCTGCTCTTGGCTCCCACCAAGCAACTGCATCGACAACCACAATGGGTGCAACTTGTTCGTAATCTTTAATCACCTCAATGTTTACCCACTTCTCCACATGAGCAATTGCGACAGCACACTTATCGTGCTTTTGTGCAAGGTCGGCGTGAATAAAATAAGTCTTGTCTGGATCTGGTTTGAATGATGGATCAAATCTACGGAAACTATCTACTGGATTACGAAGACTCATTGCTCGTTCCACTTTATCTATCTGCTTAAAAAATGCATCTGAGGCATAGGTAGGAACACAGGCAAAACGCATCATTGCATCACCTAAGTCTGTAATAAATGCAATCTTAAAATCATCTACTTTTCTTGTAGGATTTACAATCCAAGTAGGTCGTTTCAGTGCAAAGATGCCAGGGAATTTATATGACTTGATATGGTCTTCATCCCAAGTAATTGTAAATTGATTCTCTGGATCATCTGCATTTAGTTCTGGGTTAATAATAAATGTATGTGTTCTTTCTAATACTTCTTTTTCTGCGATTACATCTTCATACCGTTTTGAAATAAAGTCACCTACATATCGGGGGAAGGAAAGTAATGCAACCTTTCCAAGATCTGGGAAACGAGAATCTACAGAGCCACGAAATGCTTTATAAATATTATCAGCAGTCTTACCTTGTTCGTTACCAGATGTTACCTCACTAGCAAAACCAGAAATCTCGTCAAGCACTGCAAGAATCAAGTTCAAACCCTCGTGTGATTCTCGTTCTGAGTGACCAGAATAAACTGTAATCGATTTGTCAAATGTAATAGAATCTACTTTAGATTCATACTTACCTGCAAACCATTTGGACTTTTCAATCTTTGTTTTAAAACCTTTAAAGAAAACATTCTTAGCCTGTTGTGCGTTGATAGCCACATTGATAATATCAATAGCATCCCCACTAGGTTTTCCATAATAACGAGCAGGATCTTTCAGACACAACAATTTGTACACAATGTATGCACACGCTACTGTGGATGTGAAATCTTTGCCACTACCCTTGCCAAGTTGTAAAATGATTTCGTTCTTTGTATATTTCTTGTAATGTTTTTCACCTTCTGCTGTACCCATAATTTTTTGTAAGTCAGACATTTTATAGACCTGACTCATTGCTTCAACGATGTCATACTGTACATCAGAAAGTGGTGGCTGATTAAGATAATCTTCACCCTCAACAAATGTCTTAGCATCTACTGGGTTTTCTTCAAATGGATTATCTTCTAGTGCTTCTAGAAAATCATTGAACATTGTGGACAATCGTGATCGCCTCATCCTTTGAAACATTAGACAGTCGTCTCATAATTTCATCTCGTACTTCAGGATATTGTGCAGCAATGTCTTTAAGAATACCAATCAAAACTTGCTGACGATTTTCAATCTCAATCATTTCTTCTGCAAGTTCTTTGTTCTCAAGTAAACCTGCCTTCTGCAACATTTCAATACGAGCCTTCTCAATGTCAACAACAAGTTTAATTGCTTGTGTCTTTGCAGTTAGGTTACTGTTTGCACCTGCTTCTTCAATAACTTCATACGCCTTTGTAATTAATTTAGAGTAGTGCGTATCCATACCAGCAAGTGCTTCTTTAGCCCTCGCTCTAATTGCATCATTTGCAGATGCTAAAACTTTCCATTCATTAATAAAGTTAACAACTCTAGTTCTAGGCATATCAAGTTCTTTAGAGATCCTTGTTGGGTCGCTGCCCTTTAGATACTCTGTAACAACTTTGTTCATCGTGTCAAGATGTTTTACTACATCTTCTTCAGTTGACATTTTTCTTCTTCGCCTTTCGTGGTCGCTTCTTTGGTATTCGTTTTATATCATCTACAGGAAATGATCGATACCTTGCAACGACTCCTCTGTCCAACTCAAAACAATCTACCCAAGTAGAACCTGTTTCTGGGTTGGTAGTAATACAGTCAAACTTGAATTTAAGTCCATACTGTCCTACTATCTTAATTATATCACCTGGCTGGATTACAAATCCATCATTAGTGGTATATTCGTAGGTGCGTTCAAATTGCATAGGCTTAATATTCTCCTTGAAGCCTCTTGATTTCGTCTTGGATATAGAAGATCGCTTTCTTGAGGTCTTCGATGTGCTTATCTTCATTCTTTAATCCTGCTCTCCATAGGTACTTAATTGCGTTTCCAATATTGTAGTTTCTATGTCTGACAATTTGAATACACTCTACTCCACTAGGATCTGATGTATAGTGCATTGGGTGATTAACCATATCTGATGCATCATATCCTACACTCATAAGTTAACCAACTGCCCAAATGAAAATCCCCAAATAAACACTACTACATACATCCAGTTTTCTTCAAACCATTGAAATATATCCATTACCTTTTACTCTTTCTTAGTCCAAATTTTGCCAGATAGACATAAACAGTTTCTACGGTACATCCTGCTTCCTTCGCAATCTCTTCTGGACTCTTCTTATCGATTAAGAATCTTTTTCTTAACCAAACTTCATTACTATACAGTTTACCAGACATCTTACTCCTTGTCAAATCTTACGGCTTTTGTCCAATTATTTAATGCCCAATGTCCAATACCACAGGCATCTGCAATGTCATTATCAGTAACTACTTTATCATAGTAAACTTCTACAAGTTTAATTGTTCTTTCTTTTCTTACATTACGCTCGTATGTTTTATACCACGAATTTGATTTGCCAGGATGTTGCTTTCTAATTTCTAGTTGCTCATCCTTGCTTAACTTCTTGTTACCAAGATAATTCTGCCAAGTGATTGGAGATACCCTGCCAATTTCTACAATACCTGCAATACCTGCAGCACCTATGATAGCCCCTTGAACCAATGCAAGATCGGCAGCAGTCTTAGGACTATTCATAAATACTGTGTGTTCTATAATTAAAGAGTGTGTATCTGAAAAGGTGGGGTGTCTAAAGAATGCCGATATCTTCTTAGATGCATCAATACACTTCTCATATATAGTGTCGCCAAGAAAGACTATCTTTCCAGTAAACACAATCTTGTCTGAATCAAACAAAGCAAATGCAAGATTATTAGTACTAGCATCAACAGATATAAACTTTGTAGGTTTATTCGTCAGTGGTATTTTTGCCATTCATAAATCCTTTCAGTTGTTTCATTTGTTTATCTAATTCTTTTTTATTGATGTTACAAGCATTACACAGAACATCATCATTATAGATAGATAGTTTCTTACCACAGCCACCTGCACAAATTTTTGGTTTAGAAAGTCTTTTCCTTCTTTGATTAGCGACATATCTTTCTGCAATCTTTATCTTAGTTGCTTCTGTCCTACACTCAGGACTGCAATATACCTGATATGTTACTTTAGGTTGAAATGTATTGTCACACCACTCACAAGGCTTCACTTAAATCCTCCAGGGACTTGATAGTAATCTGCCCTGCTCCTGCTAATTCACAAGTTTTTGAAATAGGACAAGTCTTACAGATCTTTGAGTTAGACCTATAATTTTTCTTAGGTAACTTTTTATCTACCCAAGCCTTTCGTACTTCTCTCATCCACTCTAGTGAATTATCTACCCATTTAACATACTCTGCCTTTACTTCTACTGGATACAAAAATAACTCGTGAGTATTTTTGTTTTCATAAATAAGGACACCCTTTTCCCTATTTAATAACTTCATGTATAGAAGTAGTTGCTTTAGATGATCTTTCTTTGGTGTATTAGTCTTCTTACGATACTCAAATGCTTCCATGTTAGAAGTTTTAATTTCACCAACGATTACTTCACCTTCCCATTTAATGAGAACATCTCCGAAACCAAAGATTGGTGGATCATCACAAACAATTTTGAATTCTTTATCAATAAGAATTCCAGAACCTTCAATAGCCTTTTCAATACGAGTATGTGATAGTGTTCCACTGCTCATATTTGCTGCACCATATGGATCTGTATTATCTTCAAAGTCTGCACCTTCAAATGCAAGATACCAATATCTTGGACATTCTCCGTGACTATAAACAATTGTTGATGGTGCAAATGTTTTCTTTGTCGTAAACTTTGTTCCTCTATCAGCAAGATAACCTGATTCAATCTTTTCGATAAGAGCCTTTGTATCTAAAGAACTCTTTTTCTCAGCAGGTTTCATCATAACTTGCTGTAATAAACTTTTTGCCATTTTAGACCTTTCGTATCATACTATTATACCATCTATCGCATGATATATTTGAGTGCAGCAACTAAATTGTTGACTGCTTCTGCTGCAGTATAATAAATATTCTTCTTAGATCTATTTGATTTATCAACATTAGCATACCAAGTTGCCATAAAAGCCATCTTAGAAGCGATAGCCTGTAGCCTTACAATTTCAAGACTAGCAACATGAGGTGGAATATCTGGCTTAACTATAAGTTTAGCAATCATAGTCAATGCTGTTGTAAGTTCTTCATCTTCCATAAACTCAGCAATCTCAGCCAAACCATTTATTTGTTCAAGTGTTGTTTTGTCTTCCATTATTCTTCCTCCATTAGTTGTTCAAGCAATGCTAATTCTACAACTGCAAGTCGAACCTTTTTATTACCCTCTCCAATTACCACAATAATTGCTGGAGACTTATCCTTACCTGCTTTGATAGCATCAGTAGTAGCCTTAGCCCACACATCTTGATTAAGTGTAAATGACTTTGATACTTCTTTGAAGTCAACAACAAACAATTCCCAAGTCGCATCACCTTTTACAGTACCACGACCAGAATTTTTATGTTGTCTAGCCCCTATTCTCTTGCTCTCGCTCTTCTCGCTCATAATCTCTCTTTGTCTTTTTTATAGGTGTCAACTGCACCTCTGATATGTGTCCTTGTTTACATCTCCAAGATGAAAGACCAGACTCTTTCCATACACGCATTGACCCAACATTTTCTTTACAAGTCTTGCAAGGAAAAATTCCTGGGTATACAGAATATGATTTAGACACTTAGTACCTTTGCCTTAATCTGATCTTGTAGGTCAAGGTCTTCTCTTACACGAGCAACAAATGCATCTCTACCCTGAACCTTTGTGCCATCATCTAATTGATACCAAGCACCTGTTCTAGTAACGATACCAAGCATTTCTGCTGTATCTACAAGATCACCAATCTCATCTACACCTACATCATTACCTCTAAAGTAAAAGTCATACTCTCCACTTTGGAATGCTGGAGATGTCTTTGAGAACTGTAATTCCCAACGAACCTTACGACCAATCTTTTCTTCAATTAGTTTATCACCAACTGCAATCTTGCCTTTTAGTGCTTGGTTGTCAGACTCAGAGGAGAACAACTTAATAATACTTGACGAGTAGAACTTGGTTGCTTGTCCACCTGATGGTTGCTGACTTGTATACATAGCACTGATATTATTTCGTGACTGACTAATTAAAATAATCAATGTTGGCTTTACTTTATTATTTGCATAATTAAGCATCTTCCAAGCATTACTAAAGTCACGAGACTCTGCACCAATCTGTTTAGTGTTCTCTAATTCCTTTAGTTCGTCTGTACCCTTCTCAAAATAAATAGCAGGTAATAGTGATGTGATCGAATCAACCACAATAATATCTACACCAGCATTAAGAAGATTAGTGCCAACATCAACCATATCGTTAATAGTGCGAGCCTCAGAATAAATTAACTTATCTGTGTCTACACCAAGACGAGTAGCCCAATCAGCAGAGAAAGACATCTCAGCATCAATCCAAGCACATACTTTGCCTTCTTTCTGAGCCAATCCAATAGTCTGGAGACACAAGGATGATTTAGCACTAGACTTACTACCCCAAATCAATACTTGCCTTCCATATGGCAATCCACCATTCATAGCCCTATTAAGACCATAACTAGGTGTTGGCTGATATTCCACATGAATACCAGTTCCTGTTCCAAGACGCTTACGAATCTTTGGGTCTAACTGTGCTAATACATCATCTACTGACATTGTCAATTTTCTATCCAACCTTTCACTATTGCTGCATCCTCTTCGTGTGTACAATCACTGTAACAACAAGGAGTTGTATTATCGTTTGGCGTATGCCATTTCAAAATATCTTGTGCAATCTTTGCTCTAACTTTTTGTACAACCTTGTGAGTGCCATTGCAATCACCATCTGGATCAGTTGTAAATCCACAACCACACTTAGCCATTAGAATCGTACTCCGTGTTTCTCTGGTCGCTCTGTATTCTTTTGCATTTTATTAATGACAGCCCAATCTAAAGATATTGAAGTATATTTGTTTTCTACTAATCCTGCATACAAATCAAGTACACGGATAATAATATCTGCAAACTCAAAGGCTATCTCTTCTTCGCCCTTTTCTTTTCTAATCGCTTCCATTGCTTCTACAACTTCTGACACAATCATCATCAACTGTTTAGCAATAAAAATATCATCAACTTCTTCGTGCCAGAAACCTTTTTCTGTAGCAATGGCATGAACTTGTTCTGCTAACTCATCAAACATTTTCTATATCCTCCAATATCGGTGTTCCATCTTTAGTCTTACCAAAGACAAACTTATAAACATTTCCCTCTTTAATATGCATATACGCTTTAGCAAAAGCAGTTGGGAATACTGTGATAGAGTGTAATTCTCTACCAGCATCTGCTACTGTAAGCGAAGCCATTTTCTTACCTGTCTTAGTGACTCGTGGCTTAAACGAGACTACATAATGCTCACCTTCTTTGTATGGCAACATCTTGTAGTTCAGGAATTTAACTAATGCTTCTTTAGATTCTTTGACTTCATCAACAGGAATATAAGAAACAATTCTATTATCTGATGCAAGAATAATATATGTTCTACCAGACTCAATCTGTGTATTCTCTTCATCAAAGATACCGATAGATCCTGTCTTGTCTAGAACTTCCACTCTTGACCAACCCTTTGCCCTCTTAATCGATTTTACCATACCCATTACGATAAATGCACCTTTCTCTTCATACTCATCAATATCATTGATGTATGCGTGATAGTGTTGTGGTACGGTCATATTGAACTCAGGCAAATTAAGATATTCATATAGATTTTCTTTTACCTTATCCTGATTGAGAGGATTGTCGGGGAACGATAATGCACCAATTGCATTCATTGCTTGCAATGCACGACTATTCACTCCATTACCCTTTGTAAAAGTAAACTCTTCTACTTCTTTGTAAGACTTAAATGGTCGTCCAGCAATGTATCGCTCTGCAATCTTGTCTGAAATATATTTAATTGCAGAGAGACCGAATCGAATACCCTTGCCCTCAATCTTAAAATCAATATCTGATTCATTGATATGTGGCAACTTGATTGCAATGCCCATACGCTTTGCTTCAATAAGATACTCTGTGCGAGCATCCTTATCCTTTTCATTCTTTAGGATTGAATACATAAACTCAAGTGGGTAGTAATACTTCAACCAAGCAGTCCAATAGGATAGAGTTGAGTATGCTACTGCGTGAGACTTATTGAATGAATACCCTGCGTGTGCTTCAAAGTCGTGCCATAGATCATTAGCCTGACCTGGCAAGATGTGTTCTGATGCACCCTTTACGAATCTATCTCTAAACTCATTAAATTCTTTTGCATCTTTCTTCTTACCAATAATCTTACGAACCTTGTCTGCTTCTGCCATTGACATACCACCAAGTTTTACGCAAGCAAGCATAACTTGTTCTTGGTATAAAACTAGACCATAGGTTTCTTCTGTGAACTCTTTAATAATTGGATGTAAGTAACTAATCTTTGATCGTCCGTGTTTACGGTCAAGATAAAGTTTACCAATGGTATTCATAGCACCAGGACGAACGAGTGCATTAGAAGCAGCAAGTTCATCAAGATTCTTTACACCCATCTTTACAAGAAGGTTTGTGTATGGTGTGGCTTCACATTGGAACACACCTTTTGTGTATCCGTCTGACAACATCTGATAAACATTTGCATCGTCCATCTTGATGTCAAGCAAGTTAATCTTTTTACCTTCTCGCTTTTCAATAATATCTACGGTGTCTTTGATGACTGATAAGGTTTTGAGTCCAAGAGCATCAATTTTGATGAGTCCGATTTGTGCAGCCTCTTCCATATCAACCGCCACAACAGGTATACGCTCATCGCTACCAGTAGAAGACCGTGTTTCCAACGGTGCGTATTTAAAAATAGGATCTTTAGAAGTAACAACGCCAGCAGCGTGTATGCCAGTACCTCTAATACGACCACGAAGTTGTTCTCCATATTTCTCCACTTCAGGGTATTTATCTCTAAACCATTGAGCATTCTTTGATGTGCAATACTCATCCCAAGTATCTACACTCTTCAAGACTTTATTTACATCTGGAAGTGGAATATTCAATGCACGACTAACATCTCGCACTACACCCTTATCCTTAAACTGTAGGAAGGTAGCAATAGATGCAACATTCTTATATTCTTTTACAAGATAATCTTTTACTTCATCTCTGCGTGAGTCCTGAATATCTGAATCAATATCAGGGAAGTCATTACGCTCTGGATTAATAAATCGGAAGAATAGCAATCCGTGTTCAATAGGATCAATATCTGTAATACCAAGTGCATAGCAAAGCAAAGACCCTGCAGACGAACCACGACCTGGACCGACCATAATGTCATTTTCCTTAGCCCAGTTCAACATATTACGAACAACCAAGAAGTAAGCCCCGAAGTTTTTATCTTTAATGATTTCTAGTTCTTCTTTGAGCCTGTCCTCATAGACAGTATCACCAGTGTGCTTACTTGTAAGTTTGCGTTGTTCTAAACCATCAATTGCTAACTTGTGCAATTGTGCTTGTGGATCATCATATTGAACAGGTAGTAAGTCAAGGTTTTCCTTGATATCATACTGCTCAATCTTATCTGCAATCTCAAGCGTAGACTCAAACATATCTTGTCTGTCGAATCCTTGCTTTGCCATAGCCTCTTTCATTTGCTCGTATGACAATAGATGAATATCAAATCGATTAAACGACATCATTCTATCTTTGCCATACAAGTAGTCTAGGCGTTCCATCATATCTTCATACTTCTTAGACTTCTCAAATGTCACACCCTTTTCTAGTTTAGCGTGAGTGTTGAGAATAAGCATCATCTCTTGGATTACTTTTTGATCTACATCAGAATGATGACAATCAGGAGTAACTACAGGTTTAACACCAAATGCGTCTGCTAGTTCAAGAATACCCCTGTTTACTTCTGGTGGATTATGTGGCATAACTTCCAAATAATAATCATCACCAAATACATCCTTGAACCAACTAATCTTTTCTTTGGCTACTGCTAGTTCGCCTAGTTCTACAGCCTTTGCTACCCAACCACTTAAACAAGCAGAAGTAACAATAAGACCTTCGCTATACTTTTCTAATACCTCAAAATCAAATCGTGGCTTAGAAAAGAAACCTTCTGTCCAAGCAATCTCATTAATCTTGTTGAGATTTTCTAGACCTGCCTGGTTCTTGGCTAGAAGAATTATATGATGATAGTTTTGATCTAATGGGTCAGTGCGGTCTGCTTTCTGCCTATTATCAAACCTATTCGTGGTCATATAACCTTCTACACCAAGAATCGGCTTTATGCCAGCCTGTGTAGCAATTCTATGCATTTCTCTATGACCAGATAAAGAACCGTGGTCAGTGATAGCCAATGCTGGCATACCAAGAGATAACGCTCTATCCACATATTCTTGTGGAGTAGCAACTCCATCCATAAGTGAATAATGTGTGTGTACATGCAAGCCGACATAGTTCATACGGATCTTACCATTCCGTATTGGTGGTAGAAGCAGATGGAGTATCGAAGCCGAAATAAAACGCTTCTTGCTCAGTATAATCTACTTCACGAACTACCTTTTCAAGATTGAAAAGTTCTAGTTCTTCCCACTTGTATTCTGACTTGTCAGGTGTTGGAATCAAGGTATAGTTAGTTTCTGTACCAAGTCCATTACGCTTAATCTTCCACTGAAGATTTGAGATGCTACCTGTTTCAAGTGCATATTCACGAATCGTGTTAAATGCTGATTGCTTGCTCACACCTTGTGACCAAACTGCAACATATGGATCTTCCAAACCATCATCAACAAAAACATTGATGTAGAATCGAAGTCGTGCTCGCCAACCACTCTTAGGTTCTTTGCGAGCCATTTCACAACCATAGCATCGACCTTGCGACTCCATTGTGCAAGCAGCCTTACGCTTATAGTCTTTTGGATTTGAATGTTCTGCAATCACAACTGCAAGACCACGAGACTCTGCATATGCTGGTGAGTCTGCATCTAATTCGTTAATGAATCGAACTTTTGCAGCCTGTCCGTCAGTTAAGTTTAACCAGCGAACTTTAGGTGCATTACTATCTTTTGGTTTATCAAGCAGGGCGTTTATATTTTTTAATCCCTTTACTACGCTCATATTATTTTCCTATCTTTTTGTGTATACACTATTTTAGCATAGACGATATAGCATTGTCAAATCGAAACTCAATATTCCTGAGTTGGTCATTGTCCATATCACCTATATCCTTATATTTCTTATCTAACTTAACAATTGAAAGTTTTCTTGAAAGTCGTTCTTGTAACTTAACAGACATACTTTCTCCTGCCTCATCATTATCTGCTATCAATACAATATTATTAAAGTATTTATCTAACAGATCTGTTTGCACCCTTGACACATTGGAGCCAAGAGTTGCAACTGCTGCAAGTCCAACTTGATCTAATCGAATAGCATCAAATGTAGACTCAACAACATATATTGTATTCTGATTCTTAACTCTATGCAAGTTGAACAGAATCTTAGATTTTGGAAGTCCTGGGGTATTCTTAAATTCTTTACCCTCTACAGACCTTCCAACAAAACCAATATCCATACCATCGGGAGACTGTACTGGAATAGTAACCATATCCTGATTTTCTGAATATCCTAAATTAAATTTATTAATTGATTGTACAGAAATCAAACGGCTTTCATAGTATCGTAATGCTCTAGGTGATTCTAGTGCTTGATTGTTTAGTCGCTTTAATAGTACCTCGTCAAATTGAACAAAGTCTGGCTTAACATATAAAGCCTTATTGACAATTTGTTCAATATTAGTTTTTCCTTCTTGGTTCTTAATAAATCGAACTGCCTCAAAGTATGATCGATTAGTTGTAAACATTACAAATTCAATTAAGGTTCTTACTTCGTGACAAGAGAAGCAGAAGAATGTGCCGTTCTCTTTTGATATTTCTCCAGCAGGAGTTCTAGTATTATTGTGATAGGGGCAAAAAATTAGAAAGTCAGAATCTACTTCGCCCGCAATATCTATACCTGAGCCTTCGATGACTCGTTTAATTTGCTGTTCTGTATATAAATTGGTTGATATCTGTCTATTCCTTGTATCCATTCGCTCTTTCTCTTTCCTACATACACTCCGTATACCGATAGGGTAAAACCAAATGTACTATTGCTTTCTATATATTCTATCGTAAAATCTGGGTCAATGTCAAATCTTGGTACATATCCATCGTGTTTCATTTCTAGTGTTAGTAAATTAATATATTCTTGTTTCATTCTTGGAATGAACCCATCATCATAGATTACCCCCTCAAGGAAGAACCTTTTAACTGGTTTATGATGATAGTTCATACACCAATTATACCAATTTATTCATAATCCTTGTATCTGTAATAACCTCTGTCAAAGTCAACTTGAACCAAGAATTCACCCATAAATCCATTACGATTCTTACGAAACGCACACTCAATAATATCGCTGTTACTACTGCGACCAAGTGCCATTACCCAGTCAGCATCGTATGCAATCTGTCGTGACCAAGCAGTTTGACCCAATGTTGGAACGGTACTTAAATCGGTCACATCATCAGGTGTTGCAGATGAAATTGCAATGATAGGAACTTCATCTCTAATTGCCATAAGTTTAAGTTCTCGTGACAAGTTCTTCATACGAACAGTTTCATTGTCAGACTTTTGGTTTGGACTCATCAACTGTAAATAGTCCACGATAACAAAGTCAGGCTTGTATTGGTCAATCTTACCACGCAATACTGACGGTGTAATTTCACCACCTTGATCATTAGAAATAATATGGAAAGGTGGTCTATTGGCAATCTCTTTACTATGCCACTTTTCCATCATTTCTACTTCTACTTCACCATTAGACAATTTTCTATGTGACCATAGTCCATTTCCCATAATTGTTAGCACACGGTTACGCACCTCTGCCTCTGACATTTCAAGGCTTATGATCAATGGTGTACGACCCTGCTGCCAAGCCTGTACAGCAAAATAGAGAGCCAACCACGACTTTCCTATACCTGGATATGCAAGGAACACTCCTAACTGTCCTGGAGCGATTCCAGACGGCATATAGTTATCGAATCCTGGCAGACCTGTCCTGATACCAACAACACCCTCTTCTTTAAGTCTCTGTACATTTTGAAAGTGGGCAATAGTCGCATCTGTGTTAGTGACATCAATATCTCTAATCATAGATGTATTCTTTTTAAGTTCTGAAGTTTGTGTAATTAGGTTATCAAGTGCTTCTATAGGTTTGCCACTCTGAACATCATATGCTGCATCACGAAGAATACTTTTAACACTATCGTTAAGATAAGAATATTGTAGTTCTTCAAGATGATGTTTTGTACCACCAACATTTTGAACAGGAACAAAGTCAGAAAACTTTTCTGTTACTAATTCAATTGGTGGCAATGTGCTATTTTGTTCTGAGTAATGCCTAATAAATTTCCATACATCTGTATGCGTTTTTAATAGATTATCAACATTTGCCTGTAACAAAACATGAATTTGTTTATCTTTTAATACAGCAGTTAAAACTCTTGCTTCTAGGTCATTCATTTTAACCAATCCTTTGCTAATTTTCTACGCATTAAGCGTTCTTGTATATCTTTTTCTTTTTCTAACATTGCTTTTCTTGCCTTGTCTGCATTATGTGCAAAATGTGACCAAGTAGGATTTTCTCTAACTTGAAAATAATAATCAATAATTTCTTGACATTCATATATGCCATATGATTCAAGCAGTGCATCTGCAGACCACTGTTCTGAATTAATATTAATTATATATCTCTCATTAAACTTTTTCTTATACTTTTTTTTAAAGTAACTAATTAGTATCATACGATCTTTATATGATGCCATTATTCACTGATTTCTGACTTAGCCTCATTAATTTTTTCAGCAAGTTTAGACTCTACAAATGTATAGACTCGTTCCATAGCATCATTTACAGACTCACCATCTCGCCTTGCATCAACAACACCAAGATCTAATCTTAGTGATTGAAAGTTACCCAAATTAAGGGTATATCCAAGTGTCACAGACACCTTTGTATCATTTCGCTCTTCCACTGTTAACCTCCTAGGTTATATGCTCTCTGACCAGACTGGGATGTAGCGACCATCTTCAGTCCTTGTATATGTAAGTATACCATCTCCCATTTTTCTTGTCAACTCCTGGGAGGTAGGAGTCATATTATTAGTGACTAATCCATCTTTTCTTGGCTGCCCAATATGGATAGTAGCAAGTATATCACGAATCTCACGGATGTGGTCTTCAGAGTAGTAGGATCTTATCTGCCATCCCCTTTTACCGTCCTTACTGCACCCTACAGGGGGAGGAATGACCCCACGCTTAATCAGACTAGGGATATATTTTTTGTGCCTGTTAATCAACACAGCGGTCTCTCCTACGGTATAGGCTCTTTGTCTAAATTTCTTAAAATCGGACAAAAGGCAATTTTCTAATCTATCTTTATTTATATTATAAAGAGATACCAAACCTGTTGATCTTGAGTGATGGTGGACACGCACTAGGTCTCCGTTAAGAAACCACACCTTCTGACTACCCTTGATTACAGAGGAGTTATTGTATTCTTCGACCTCAAGATTTCTTTTTGAAGAATCCACATTCCCTCCCCAGTTTCTGTGGGTGGATGGAAAAACTTCCTCTCCCCACATCTAATACAGAAAGTTTCAATGTGATCTATGGAGGAGTAGGCTCGATCAACCATTACTCTTCCTTCACACTTTTTACACATCAACATTAGTTTGGAATTCCTATCGCAATCAAATTAACTGCAAGAGACAAGTCTCCAGACGCACCGAAACGAACAACTCCTTCAATTCTAGAAGTTGTAATCGTCTTTAAAATGATTGTAACATTCTGACCAGCAGGTGTGTTACCAATGTTCACTGGTGTTGCAGTAACAATTGGAGCATACTTAAAGTCTCCTGGAAAGTCATATGTAAATGGTTTTTCAGATGCTGCTTGAACAGTAGAGTTATTTGCAACCTCTACATAACCACCAATGACTCGGGCTTCAGATGTTTTAATGTTTTGTTTTCCAGCACTTACAGTATCAACTGTTGTATAGTTGTATGTTGCTGATGATACTTGAGTTGATATATCGTTAACGCTTTCGGCTAACTTATAAATATAACCAACATCTAGTGGTTGTCCTCGTTCTGGTAGTGGTACTTTTGCCATATTTCCTCCTTATACCGCATGCCTTAGTTTAAATAAGGTTAGTCTGTTGTCTCTATTTTTTATTAATGTTGGAATTTGTACTTCAAAATCTATTGTTTTATATGTTGAACTTGGCAACTCAATAGAAAATGTATCAGCAGAGATCGTAGTAAAATAATTCCAAGATGTCCAAGTACTTGAATCAGTTGCATTGTTTTCAGTTGACCATCTAATATAAATATCAAACACAGTAGTTTGATCAAATATTTCTTCTAACTTAGATGCATATAAATCTGGATGTGTCCAAGTAATTAAAAGTGTTTTTTCTCCTGTACCACCACCAATTTCTTTTAGACCAATTCTATTGGCTGCAGTGTATGGTAATCCAGCACTAGATGTTGGAGGATAGTCCACACGAATAGTTGGAGACCAATGAGAAAATCTATTTCTGTCTTCTGATATTATACGATATCGAACAGCATAAAATAAACCATCAGCATCAGTTTGTATATATGGTAATTCATTTGGTTCAATATTTACATATTTGGTAGCCATTATGTTACCCCTAGAACAAATCTAAACTCAACATAGTTGTTTGTATTTGGACTCTTAAGAACTGTTTCTCCATCAAAGTTCTTAACAACTGCGTATCCTGTCAATCCATATAGTGGATTTTGTGTAGATACATTTTCTAGCCTCATTGCATCAAGTGCTATGTAGTAGTTTTCTGAGGGAACTTCAATATAAGCACCGCCACCTGCAGCAGTTGTTTGATCACCTGCAGTTACAGGAAATGTAATTGTATTTGGGTTAGTTACAGTAACTGTTCTTACTCCAGATATTACTCCAAAAAGTGTTGAAGAGTCTACAACAGTAATTATATCTCCAGTTGTTAAATTATGTACAGAACTGAATGTTAATGTCGCAAGATTGTTAGTAATATTTTTACTTGCTATTAATTGTTTTTCCATAGCACAAGCATAAATTTTTGCTGCATTAACTGCTGACCAACTAAAGTTTTGAGAATAAACCAAGTTTTGTAGTTGTTTTGAAACTAATAAATATCTATTGGTTGCAAAGTTATAATCACTTGCACTTAACTTTACTTCAAATCTAGCATAGTTTGATGACGATGTTTGATCTCCAAACTCAACCATAAGTCGAACATTTTCTGGTTCTGGTGCTGTTGCTGACTTATGTACTACAGAAAAGACAAGTCTTAATTCATCTGTTGGTGCGTTTTTACTAAAATCTGCACGAATACCACTTAAATTAATATGGCTTGATCCAGTTGCAATTCCTAAGTTTCCATTACTTAAATACAAATTAGATGTATCTCCACGCATTAAAATCATATTGTTATAAAATCTACCACGCTCAAACGGTCTCTGTGTTGATGTAAATGCAACATTATCAGCGTTTGCTTGAAATATAGGATTGGTAACTGTTATAACATCACCAGAATCTGTTAATGGAGTAGTGACTTGTGGAATTAAACTAGCATTCTGAATTCTCCATTGTTCTGCTGTACTAAATCCAAATATAGTTCTACTATCAATAGATGCTGCTGAAGGATTAGAGCCAGCAGAATAAATTCCAATTTCAGATATTTCATACCTTTCTTCTGTTGGCAGTTCTGCTGTTAAAACAATCTTTGATACCCCATTTTCTTCAACAAACCCTTTAGACGATATTGGAACACGAAACATTTCAAAATCTAAAGATTGCTTTTCGCTATAGTCTCCAGGTGTTTCAAGATTTCCTAAAGGTTTTGGACCGCAACCAATAGCAATATAAGAGGCATATGCTGGAGCCTGTCCTAGCAAATACTTGCCTATAATGCTTTTGCCTTTGTCTGTAATCATATCAAATCAACCTCCTCTATTATACCATTAGTTGCTATCTGAACCTCTACTTCTTCGTCTTCGGCAATATCATTTAGTTCTATAATGATCCCGCCTGTTTGTGAATTACGATAAATCACTGTAGAGTCTGCCCTTAAATTAAGTTTAATTGGGAAATTATTAAAGTATTTGTCTGAAGTTTGCTGTAGGCTCAGGATATTATTTGGGTTGTATTGCTGCTGAATGAAAGATAAGTTTTTGATAAGTTGATAAGATATTGTTTCACCATTGATAATATCATTTCTTGAAATATCAATAAGTTCTTGACCACCAATATCTTCAAATATAAGATCTGTCATTATTTCAATTGGCAATGCTTCATCATCTATAAGTATGATTTCTGGAGTGGCAGACTTAATAGATTGAGTAATACTTGGTGGTGTTACAGGTATTACCTGATTAATTGGCTCTGGATCTACAACTAATATTGGATCTCTTTCCCATGCTCTTGGAACAGTTCCACTTGTATTTTTTTCTTTTCTTTTAGCCCTTCTTTTGTTGATAGGCTTTTTACTATTTTCATCTTTATCCATATTACACCTCACTCAAGTACAAAGTCATACTTGGACCTTCTGTACCTCTTTCATATTCAATATTATATACAACAAATCTAACATCTTCTGGTGTCACTAAATCTAAACCATCTTTATCTTTGTAATTAACTGTGACTATATCTCCAAGTTGTATTGTTGGTATTGCAAATACCTTTACGCCAATTAGTTTTCTAGGCTTCATAATTTTATTAATAATCCACCCCATAAGTTCTTCTGCGTCATCTTGTGTTTGAATATATGGAGTATCTAGTGTAAATTCATTCTTACCATATACCATTCTACTTAATTTAATTTCATCATATTTTGCTTTTTCAACAAGTGGTGATCTAAGCAAAGTACTATCAGAATTTAACTGTGGGCTTGAAAGATTGCCATTTTTCTTAAAGTATTGGTCTACTGTGTATTCATATGTAGTGTCTTGCGTAAATGTAATACCCTGAATTCTTAGGTAGTTACCTGTTGTCTCGTCAAGATTGAGTGCTGAGTCTGTGGCATTAAATATTAAGAACTCTGCACCATATGAGTCTGCATAAAATCCTGATGTGGTATATCCCTTAATCCTATTAAATGTAGGAGATAATTTTGCATATAAAGCAGGGTATGCCTTATCATACTTAATATCAAAGTACGCACACTCACGCATAATGGTTCCAAATTCATCAAAGTACATCTTATATTCTGGTGGCTGTATTCCACTAATTCCAGATAAATATGTAGACTGTAAAATACCACTCATAGAGTACTTACGCAATGCTTCATTAACATTTATTTCTTTATCACCGAAAACTTTAGATAATGGTTGACCAACAGTAAATACAGTGTTCTGTGAATAGTTTTCAGATAAAGCATATACATTTTCAAACATACATCGTGAAGCACCTCTTGTAAACAGTGCTATGCTTTGTCGAACTGGTAGTGGATTTGGATCATCTACAGTTGCAATTAGTTTATTATTGATATATAGGTAAAATCTTAGTGAGCCACCGATTTTTTCATATTCAACAGCAAGGTCATAAACAGTTGGGTTTTCTTCTCCTGTTACACGATACTGACCTGTAAATTTACCATCATCAACTAGAATCTTTGTTAGTCCACCCCATAGTTTTACAGGTATAGCCTTGTCTGTATTAGAAGCACCCACCTTCTTCACTATTTTGTAAAAAACAACATTGTTAATGTAAACATTATTTTCTATATCGTTTGGTGAGTTTTGTCTCATATATGATTCAATATTGTTTTGAGTTAATGCAACAATTTCAAAATAATATCCATTATTAGTATTTGGATTTACCATAATGCCGATACCACCAGATCCACCGTCAATATTTAAAGAAACATCTGGCTGTGTGGATGGCACTTGGAAATAAGATGTACTACCCACAGCATTTTGAAGTCTCGACAAACTGTTTTCAATTCTACCAACAATTCTCATTCTAGTTCCAAAATGCTTATAAGCACCATCAGTTAATGGTTTGTGAACATATGATATAAAATTAAGTGGCGATTGGAATGATTCAAATACAGGACCATTTAAAACTAAGGCTGATGATTGCACAGTTCCTGTTTGTGTTGTTCTCAAATAGTTTGTTTGAGTTTCAGTAATTTTAGCAGATGACAAAAAGTTTTTAATAATTCCATTTCTTGATGCTTGAGTATAAAATTGTCCAGAATCTATGCCAGCAGCCCCTGTTGTTGTATTAGGAAAATCAGTTCCTTCAACTAGCAATTCTGTGTCTTTAGTATTAAACAACAGGTTTGATTCCATAAAACATCCACGACTATTGTTTATATTATTCCAATGTGAATTTAGTCCAGCACTATGTGCCACTACTGGTGTTCCAAACTGACCTCTACCGTGTTCAAATACAGGACCATTCTGCAGCCTTGTAATTCCATCAATAGTCTCATAATATGGTGTGCTAAAAATTCTAACCAACCCTGTTGGATAAATTTTGCCATTAAATGGTAGTTTAGAAACATAGTTTTGATATTCTTGGTTATTTGTAATCCATACATTTCCAATACCTGTAACATTGTATTCAACAGCATCATATCTAATTACTTCTCCGTTAGAATAAAAGTAGCCCTGATTTCTAGTAACCCAGTAAACATTTTCACCAAAGTCAATAACATTATTTATAAGTTGATTAGAAACAACCTGTGGAACTTGATCAGTCAAATCAGAGTTCAATGGCATAGCACCTAAGACATATTGACCTTGTTGTGATGCTACCTCATTAATGGTTTTTGTCATTTCTGTTCCAGATACTTCCCAAAGTAGTGCTGGTTTATAAATCCAGTTTTTGTCATAATCTACCATTGTAGACTGTCTTATGCTTCCATATGACCTTTGTATATATCGCTGAGTAAAGTTAATTTTGCCATCATTAAATACCTTTTTTTCTTTTGAAGATAAAGCAATAATATTGGGAAGCAGTGATGACTGAGAATAGTTTTTAATGACACCATTTTGAATCTGATTATTAGTTCCTATCAAAGCAAAATCAACATCTCTGGTTTCTTGAGTTGGCAACATATATTCTTTACTCATTACGACAAAGTTGTTGTACTCATCAAAAAACATTGCTGATTGTGTAGAAACAGCAAGTTGTGCTAAAACTTCAGCAACATTTTGATCTGGTCCAATAAAGAAATATGGAATTACAGGTTCTGTTTCATTTGGTGCTCTATAAAATGTATAGTTTGTAAATCCTATATAGTCTAGAAGTGTTGCAACAGCATAACTCAATGATGCGTTTGTTACTAATAATCTGGGTGCTGGCATTGACTCAAAATGAAAATACAAATCTCTCAAATCAATAGATATATTTACTGGATTGTCTCCAGACTGTGGAATACCTTCCGAATACAAGGTTTTAATTGGAACAAAATAATCATATGCATCTACCTCTTTGATGACTTCATAAAACATAAATTTAATATTTTTTGAAATAAATCCATGAATAATACTATTTTCATTATACTCATTAAATGATTGATCATAATCAAATAACTCCATGCTTCCTGTTGAAGCAAGTAATTGACCAACTGGTAATGCACCTTGATTTAAATCTGAAAGAATCTTTTTTACATTATATGACTTTATACTATCGGTCATATCTACAATTAGTCGTGGGGACATTTCAATTAAATCGAAAGTTGAATCAAACTTGTTCATTGTTTCAACAACAATTCTAATGCCACGAAGATATGAAAATTCTCTATAAAATGTTTTATTGTTTATGTTGAATAGTTCTGGAGATGTTAAATCTGTAACAAAAAATGTTTTATCAGTAATACTTGAATCTCCTAATATCCAATTATATTCTGGTACTGAAACTTGGTATTCTTCTGTATTACTATCCCATATATATAGTTGTCCAAGATCTCCCTCGTTAGGTACTACCAGGTATGCATATCCATTAATAGATTCTTCTGGAAGCAAGGATGCAGACGAAACTCTGTTAATAAACTTAAAGTCTTCTTGAAAATTTTGTGGTATTACTAATCCGTATTGTAGTTCTATATATCCATCAGTACCAATAATTGGCTCTCCATTATTTCTAGTAGAGTTTTCATCAAAAGAATACGCATCTACCCAACTATTGTCGTCAAGATATTGAATCTTCCATCTTAATGGTGTTGTTTTATTTGCATCTCCGTAAAGTGGATCTTGAATATTTGATGCACCAATTCTAAAAGGACCTTGATCTATGTTACCAACATTTGTTTGCATTTTAATAATAATTCTATTTGCTGGAACTTTATTTTTATATACTACAAATGGCACTGTATCATCTATATAAAATAAATTATTTTGTACTTTATTAGCAATACCACGCTCGACATTGCCCTCTGTTCTGTATGATGTCCAATACTTAAATTGATCATACTTAGAAGCCATATAGTATCTTGGTCTACGAAACATATCTTGGTTTGTATTTGCTAAGTATTTTGTTGTAAAATATGTAGCCTTATTAATACCAGACCGTGGTCTAAATGGTTTCGTACAATCTTCTAATGAATAAATAGTTTTAAGTTTATCTTTGTTAAGAGTTATAAATTGTGGAGAAGGTGTAGCACCATTATCTACTCCAGAATCAACAACAATGTCTGCATCCGTTGCACCTGTGTAAAAATTACCAAAGTCGTATGGGTCATACTCGGTTGGCAAAAATCTATACTGTATTTCAGAATCTATAAGCCTTTGTCTATAGTTGCCAAGTTTTTCAATATTTTCAGGCATATTCATATTCCACTCAGCAAGAATTAATGCTTGAGTTTTTACTGTAGAAGATTCTTGAAAATGTTGCTTTAGTTCATCACTAATAAACATTATGCCTCTTCCAGCGTAAGAGAAATGTTCCATAAATCCATTGTTCCTCCACGCTTGACAACATCATATGTAAAACTAGAAAAATAAACTTCTATAATTTCATTATATTGTGGAAGATGGTTATATCTATTAGAAGTAAAGTTAGTATATTTATCATATGCTAAAAATACCCAGAACGAACCAGGATGATTTTCGTACCACTCAAGTAATTCAACTCCCCCTGCCCCACCATCTGCAGTATACTGTATATCATTTCCAGAACTTAATCCATAACCTTTTCTTATTGGTGGTGTACTATTATTGTTATCATGATCTACTGCAGGAATAATTGCTGCTTCACCATTAGCATTAAAATTAGGATATCCTGAGTATGATCTTGATGGTAATAATGACCAGGAAGTGCTTATCTGTAACTTATCACCTATGTAGTATGAACGCATCCTGCCATTAATAGTACGCTCTCTTGTTTCAATTCTTTGTGGAGCCATAGAAATATCAGACCTATTATGATCTGAAAGAATTATAAATTGATCTAATAAATTAGGATCAGTAACCCCAGTAGTATTAGCACCTACTTCATATCCAGTTGGAACATATAAGCCATCTACCAATGTACCGCTATTTTCTGAAAACAATAATGCTTGAGGTCTTGCATAACGCTTACGACCAATCATATATTCATCTGTTGTCATACTCTTTGACTCCTAATTTGCTGGTTATCGATTGCCTTAATTTGAGTAATAACTGCTCGTGCAATATCATTTGGATTACCATTTCCTGTCTCAACATTAACGCTGTAACTATTATACACTGTCTTGTTGTTTGGTGCAACAGGCTTTGACTCTATTCTGTCTGTTCGATACCGTGGCTGCATATCGTCAAATCTTGGTGGCTGATATGGAGGAATAATTTTAGATAGTGGGCTTCTAAAGTTACCACTATTTAAATCATTAAAGAATCCAGAACCAAACTTGTCCACAATCTTTTTACGCATTACAAATTCCCCAGGGGTAAGCATAGTAGGAACTGTGTCACTACCAAATGGCTTCATACCACCATTAGCCATATAGTTAATCATTCCACCCATTGCACTATAGTTTGGCTTAAACCCAGGATCCCATGTAGCATCTGTTTCATCATAAGGTGATTTCACCCACTTATTAGTGTCTAAATCCCAGTATGCAAGTTTTTCAGTTCCATCTTTATATTTAATTTTAATTGTTTGAACATGAGTATATGGTTCAATCTGTTCCATTACCGCTGATGCAACATCATCTGGTAATCCAGTAGTTGGAACTTCATTTCCTCCAGGAACTCCAGTACTGCCACCACTTCCACCACCGCCATCACCACCAGAAGGAGGAAGAACAGCATCTGGTCCAAGAGCAATAATTGCTTTCATTGCGTCAAGTGCTGCTTGCATATCATCTTTAAACTTTTTACTTTGTGTTACAGCAAGTGCAGCCTTTGCTTCAATTTCAACCCAAGCATCTTTTGTTAATCCACCAACAGTAATAGAGTCATTGATTGCATCGTAGTGCTCTTGTGCTGCATCTCTTGCTGCTGTTGCTTTATCAACAATATCTTGATACTTATCAATTTGTGCCTGAATTGGTTCAATAACATCTTCATTGATTTGATAAATTTGATCTTCAAGATCTCTAATCCTAAGAATAACATCTTCTTTTTGTTCTTCAAGATTATAAATAACATCTTGAATTGCACGAATTTGTGCTTGTTTAGCCTCTTGCTGTTCTTGTAAATCATAAATTCTATCTTGTATTGCAAGAATTTGTTTATCTACTGCTAGTTTTTGTTGTTCAAGTGCAAATGTTTCCTGACCAATTTGAAATTGACGCTCTTCAATTTGTTCTCTTGTCATACCGCTTGCTGAACGGAGTGAGTCAAGTTCAAGTTGTCGTGCTGCAGCAAGCATACCAGACTGCTGTCCTTGTGCAAACTGTGCAGACTGTGCTCGTAAATCTTGTGCTGCTTGGGCTGCTGCAGATATATCACCTTGTGTTAATGCATCAGCAAGACTAATTCTTGTCTTTTCTTGTGCAATAAGTTCATTATTGATTTCAGCAATCTTGTTAAGAGCCTCTTCTTGTTTATCATATTTTTCATTAATTGATTCTGCAGCCTTATCAAGAAGTGTTAAATCATTTGCAAGCCTTGTTGACTCTTCTTGTAAAGCCTTGATTGGTCTATCAAATTGTAATTCTGTTTGTCTTTGCAAATCATTTATTTGCTCTTGCAAAACTTCAATAGGACGAGTAAATTGCATTTCAATATCTCGTTGCAAATCACTAATTTGTTCTTGATATGCTTGAATAGGACGGTCAAAATTAATTTCCATCTCTCTATTCATATCATCAATTGTTTCTTGAATTGCATCTACTTGATCTTGAGCATCTTGCATTTTTTCTTGTTCGGCTTCAATTAACTTATTGTATTTATCAATAGCCTCATTTTGTGCTTCTACTTCTTTATATGCACTTTGCATTGCTTTTAATGCATCGATGGTTGTCTGATCCATATTTTCTGTAATAGCACCGAGATCATCTATGTTTACCCCAGATTGTGCAATTTTTTCATAAGCATCAAATGTTTGATTTGCAGCAGATATACCAGCCTGTACAAGTTCATTTCTACCTTCTGGTGTTAACATTTTAATTTGTATTTGAAGTTCTGCGTCCTTAGCAGCATTATCAAGTGCTTGTTGAAGTTTTTCTTTATCTACAACTGGTTGGTCAAGAATTAATTGTAATGCTTCACTATTTAAAATTGTATTAACTTGGTCTGGAGTTAATCCACCCAACTCTAATTGTGCTCTAGCAACAAGACTTGGAAGTTTCATTCTTTTTTCAAGATCTGCAGTTTCTTCATCAATTTGGATTTTAGCCATAGCAAGTGCTGCTTCATCTGCTGCTTTCTTGATAGCCTTTAATTCTTTATCTGTTAATTGCTTACCTGCAATCGCTGCTGCTAAGGTTTTATCTTCAAGAATTTTGTATGCATCTGCTGCTGACATACCAGCACCCATAAGTTTGTTCATTGCAATGGTTGTATTTTTTACATCAGCAACTACTCTTTCTTGTGCCACAGAAAAGTCTCCAGCAGAAAGTTCGTCAAGAGTATCACGAAGAGTCCTACCCTTATCACTTAATACTACTTTACCCTTCTTTGTTACCTTCATAAACTTTGCTCGTTGCTTTGGATCCATACCAGAAATTTGATTTACAAAGTCTTCACTGTATCCTCGTCTTGTTAGTTGTTGTTCGATGCCTTCAAACTTTCCAACTTTACCAGGTTTGGCAACAAGTTTTTGCAATTCTTTCCAAGACAATGTTGCAGAAATAGTTGCATCACGAACTTGCTTAAGCCTATTAAGCAACTCACTAAGCATATCATCACCTGCACCAGCACCGCCATCTTTAGTACCTTTATCTTTTGTACCGCCACCGCCATCTTTAGTGCCGTCACCAAACTTAATCTTGGTTGCTTCTGCAGCCATTTCTGCAGCAAGTTTGTTTCTTCCTTCTTGACTCTTGTATAAATCTAAAACATATCCACCACCAATACCAGCAGACTTTACCCTACTTGCAATTTCAGCATCAATTTGATCTTCAGTAATAGTTCTATATACGCTAACAAAGTTTTGTACAGCATTTTTTTCAATATTATCTGGTAATGATTTAATATAGTCCCAAAAACCTTTTACGCTTTCCATAGCAGCACCTTGTTCTTTTGTAAGAACATTTAAAACTGCTTTTTTAGTTAATGGATCTGGCAGTTCTTCAATTTGTTGCAACCTAGATGCCAACTGCTCCAAAAACTTTAGTGCATTCTTTTTAGTTTTTAATATTACTTCAAGGCTGATGTCTTTACCTGCAAGTTCTTGAATTAGTGTAATAGAAGAAGCAATTTGATCAAACTCTTCTGGATTCTTTTGAGAAATTCCAACAAGCAAATCTTTTGCAAGTTTTTTATTTTTAAAACCACCAAGAAGATTTGTTAATTGTCCAATTTTATCCATACCATGTGTTTTAACTCCAAGGTTTAAAACTTTATTTAATGCTTTGCCATCTTCACCAAAAGTATTTAATAAGTTAGTAACTGCTTGTGGATCAATTATTCCAGAAGCCATCATAGTATTAAGTGTTACCTCAATTTTTTGTGCCTTTTTCCCATCAATGTTAGTTAAAGTTTCTTGTAACTTACTTGTTTTTCCTAATGCTTCATCTAAGAATAAGCCTAAAGGACTATCTTTCCATTTATTTCTAACCTGATCTTCAAGACTATCAAAAAATGCTGTAACTGCACCTCCACCTGGTAAAAGTTGGTTAGATTGTGCTTGAGCAGCATTAAAAGCCTTTAAAGTTGTTTTAAGTGTATTTTGCATTTCATCTCTAATTGCTTGTTCTTGACTAGCAGACTTTTCTTTTAATTTTAATATTTGTTCTTCAATTTGTTTTCTTTGTTCTGCAGTTGTGGCATTTTGCAATTGTATATTTAATTGTTTTAATTGTTCATCATTTTGTAATTTTAAAGAGTCTAACTGTGCCTGTGCTAATTCAATATTTTGTGCAGATTGTGCAGAAATAAAAGCAAATCTATCCATCAACCCTTGATCAAATACAGACTGAATAGCAGCACCAAAATCTCCTTGACTAAACTTATCAATATATTGTTTTTGTTCGTCTAGAGCACTCTGCAAAGCATTAGACATTGTTCCTTGTCCAGATTCAATAATGTCAAGTCTTACCTGCAATGGGTCTTGTTCAAGTCTTTCTCCATTTGGACCTATAATTGTTGTCAATTGTCCACGAATTTGTGCAGATACTGACATATTATTAAGATCTCTACCAATTTGATCTGCAATACTTGTTGCTTGTTCTGCAGTTAAAACACCATCAGCAACATATGCAGATAATTCTGTAGCAAGCATAGTTGCTGCTTCACCTGCACCTCTATCTTTCATATTTTGTACAAATGAATCAACAATTCCTTTACCAACTTCAGACTCTACAAACTTAGTACCAAATTGACGACCTTTACGATCTGTTTTGTCGCCATACATATTAAAGCCAGTTTGATCTTTTCTACGCCGAGCCATAATTTCAGAAGCCCCGACTTTGCCAGTAATTTCACCAATAGCCTTCATCTTTTCAGTTGTTGCATTCGTTGCATCAACATTTCTAGATATAGCCTCTGCTTGTTCTTTTTGCTTATTATTTAAGTACCAAAGACTTCCAGCAAAAGCAGCAAGTGCTACACCTGCTAAAACCCAGGGGTTCATCAACATAGGAATCATTGGACCAATCATAGACAGTGCCATTAATGGACCCATAATTTTATTAGCAATTTCTCCTGCAGGTCCACCAACCATAGAAGCCATCATTGCTACTGATGAGGCTGCTGCAGCAGCACCACCAACCCTTGCACCCATTTGTGCCATTGCAAACTTTCGTTCTTCTGCAGTTGCATTTCTAAATGATGCAATCTTTTCTCTTAACTTAGCACCTAAAGTTTGTTTTTGTGTTGCAAGTTGTGCATTCTTAATTGCAAGTTCTTGTTGTGCAAGATCTGCTAAAAGTTTTTCTCTTACAGCACTATTCTTAACATTATTAAGAATATATTGTCTTTGAGCATTAATTTGACTTAACTTATTATTTAAAAGTTCTTGCCCTACCGCCTCCTTATTAGAAGCATTTACAAGGCGTTTTTTAATTAGAATTTCTTCTTGTTGAAGTTTTTGTAATTGTCGTCTAAATGATTTATCAATTGCAGTTACTTGTGATGGATCCTTACCATAAAGACTCATAGCACTTTGCATAGATGCTTTTGGAAATGCCATTTGAGATGGTGTACTTGCTGCACCTGCAGCAGCATCACCAAGAGTTGCTCCTGCATTAGTAACCTCATCAAGTTTATCTGTCATACCAAGAATAAGACCATCAGCAATATCGTTACCAGTTCTTTTTGTGCGTCTTGATGGAGATTTAACTTCGGCTTCAACTTCACCAGCCGTAATTCCACTATCTACAACATTTGTCATTGCTGCATCTATTTCTTCTTGATTTTGTACAATTCCTTCTTTTACGCCCTGTGTTAATGCATCACCTAATTGAACACCCCGCAGTTTTGCCACATCTATGTCTTTTTGATCTACTATTGTTGCAATAGTTCCTTGAGCACCAGATGAACCAGATATCCTTGCATCATTTTGAGTAGCAAGATAACTATTTTCTAAAAGATCGCTTGTGTCAATGTTTACATCTGGACGATTACCAATTTCAATAAGTTTTTCTCGTATTTCTTCTTTAGGCATTCCGCTAGTTCCAGAAGTAATACCACCTCTAAATTCTGCAATTTGTTTTGCAGCACTATCTATAACATCTGCAAATTGTTGAACACTAACTCCAGTTTCTCTTTGAATTCTTGCTAATTCTTCTGTTTGTGTTGCAACTTCATTTATAGAATCTTGGAACACTTCTTCCATAATGACAGTTTTGCTTTGTACCTCTGGAGATAATTGATCAAATTCTGCTTGTGAATCTACTATATTTGTTTTACCTGCTGCTGCTAAATCTTGTAACTTTTTCTGCATTACACTATCAAGAAGATCCCAGTATTGTTTCATTGATTCATAACTACCCTTTTGAGTAGACTCTGCCATTTGTTTAAATTTTTCAGAACCTCTCATTGCAGCATCAGCAATTAACTTATTTAAGTCTGCACCTGAACCAGCCATTTTTCTATTAATTTCAGCAGTAGATGTAATTCCTAGTTTACTTTTTGCTCTTATGTTTATAGGATTAAATCCATGTTCTTGTTCAAAGATATCTGAAATAGTTGCAACTTTTTGTAGTTTTGCAATTCTTCCTTCGCCTCGTACATCTACCATTTCACCAGAAAGTGCTTGTCTTGGTGTCATTACATTTATACCAGAGCCTATATGTGTGAATTCTTTTTGCTGTAACTTTGCTTCTCCTGTTGCACCTAATCGTCCTCTTTTTTCTTCAAACAAGCCCTTAAACTCTGCAGCGTTAATTGTTTCTTGTTGTGCAGTTTGTGTTGCTTCTCTTGCAATATCAATAACATCATTAACAAACTGTTCTCTTTCTTTTTGATCTGTAATAATCTTGCTTGCAAAAATATCTTTTAATACAACTCCAAGTGTTGCTGCTGGAGTTTTTACTCTTCCGCTTACATTTGTCGTCTGAAAGTCCTGAAGAACTTTTTCTAACTCCAACAATTCTGTCTGTTGCTGTGGAGTTACATTTCCTTGTATAGATGGTCTTGCTAAAATTGCTGCCATACCGCCATTGTACCCAGGCAAATTACCAGCAATCATTGCCTCAATAAATGGAGCATATTTTTTAGCCATCTCTTTTGGAATGACTGCTTCACCAGGAGTCAGCAATGCGGGAACTGTATCTTGATTTCCTTTTCCTGGTACACTAAACGCACCTGAAGCGTATTTAAATACATTTCCTACCATTCCACCTTTATTGAATTTACGAGGTGCTACTTTAGGTGGCAAGAAAGCACCAGGATTTGCTGATGCAAAATTTCTACCTGCAATATTTGCTTGTTCATAAGCCTGTCGCAACTTATCAACGGCACTTGCTTCAATTGTAAATACTTGTGTTAAGTTAGAATGTGCTTGATCAAGTGATGCAGCAACCGTCTGTGCTTCAATTTGTTCTGAAGTCATATAGTTTGTTTGTAGACCAAGAATCTTAGATTGACCAGTTAGTGCATAATATCCATCTTTTAGTTTTAGAATAAACTTAATTGCATTTGCAATACCGTTGGCTACAAGACCGAAAGCCATAAGAGCAACAGGAGCAATACCACCAACAACTGTAATGATGGTTGTAATTGTTGACTTAACTCCGTCACTAAGTCCATTAAATCTATCAAGTAGTCCTGTAATAAAGTCGACAATAGGTGTAAGAATTTTTAGGAACTGTTCTCCAACTGGTGCAAGTGCTGCTTGCATTTTTTCTACTGCTGCAGTAAACTTAACACCCATTGAATCTTCTACAGCACCCAATTCTCGTTCTGCCAAAATTGCAAGTTCTTCTGTTGACTTACCAGCCAAATCTAGAACGGTAGCAGCCTGAGATCCATCTTTGATAACATTCTGAAAAAGAGTTGATAGACGAGAAAATTGGAACTTACCAAATAGTTGTTCAATTGCTCTTGCTCTATTTAATGGATCAAGTTGGTCAAGTGATTGTGCAAATTCTACAACTAAGCCTTTAAGATTACCCTTGTTTCTTTGAACAATTGCCTCAATATTAATACCAAAACCTTTAAGAAAATCTGATGCTGTTTTGGTTGGATTAATAAGAGATGCAAGACCAGACTTTAAAGCGTTAGCACCTTCAGATGCGTTAATACCGCCCTCTTTCATAGCAGTAAGGAAGAAGGCTAAGTCTCTTACATCGCCTCCGAGTTGTTTAACAACTGGACCTGCTTTTGGAACTGCAATAGTTAAATCTTCAATTGCAGTAATAGTTTGGTTTTCAACTGCGTTCAAAAAGTTAATATCTGTAGCAAGATCTTGTGCTGCTACACCAAAAGCATTTGTAAGAGTAATTGTTGTTTGAAGTGCTTCACTTTGTTCTACCTGACCAAGAACTGCAAGTCGTGTTGCCTGTGCAACTTGTGCAGTAAGTTCAGCACCTTGCTTACCCATTGCTGCTGCTTCTGCAGCCATATTCATAGTATCAACAATTGCTACACCGTATTTAGTAAACTCTTGAGCAAGAAGTCTAATATCTGTTAATGCTGTTTCTGTTTCTACAGGACTTGTCATTAAATCACCATAAACTCTGCGGAACTTAACAGCAGCCTTTTCAATTTCCATAAATGATTTAACTGCAACAGAACCCATCATAGACAATGGAACAGTAAAACCAACCATCAACTGACGACCAGCCCATTGTGTATTCTTACCAAAATTCAAAAGTTGTGTTGAACCCTGCTTCAAAAGTTCATTAAATATTTGTTGCTTTTGTGCAGAAACCATTAGTCTTGTGGTGTAATTATTTAAATCAACCATATTTGGTGTGACAGCAATAGCCTTCATTGCACCTTGTGCATCACGACCCAATTTAATATACTGAGTTTGAAGTTTTCTTACACGATCAATTGCTGTCTTCTCAATTGTATTCATTTCAGTTGAGAATAACTTGCCAAATGTTTTTGTTGCACCGCCAGCATATCTAAAATACTGACCCATAGTCAGTTTATTTTTTTCAAGAGCAGTTGTAAAAGATTCTGAAGCAGTCTGAATGCCAACAATTCTGGCTTCAAATGCACCAGTAGCATTAATAGAGTTTACAAGGTTACGCTGCATATTCTGTGCAGCAGCAGCAGCAGTAGCACTGCCTTTATTGATTGATGTATAGAAGAGTGATATCTCTCGTTGAAGCCTTTTTATTTCTGCAAGGGCTTCAGAGGAGTCAATATTAATATTAATATTGGCATTGACATCACTCATTCATATACACCTACCTTAAATTAAATAAGACCTTTTTCACCAAGTTGTACACCTGATGCTGCTTCCACAATCTTATAGACTGTAGGAAGGTCAATATTATCCTCCAATGCAACAAGATTTTCTGCTAAGTCTGGAGAGTATTGTTGCATTGCAATTCCAACACATTCCATAAGTACACTCATAGACTTTTCATTGTTATCCGCTACCTTTGAAATTTCTTCAAATTTCTTCATAAATGGTTTTAGCAATGAAATTTTGAGAGGTCGCAACTCAATTTTTGTACCGTCAATAAGTTGTACGACTTCGGTTTCGTGCTTAGTTGTTGCCATATTTTTCCTCCTATATAGGCTGTATTAATTATATCATACCGTGTCCGATTTTGTGGGTAATTGGTTATCATAATCAAGCCCAAAACCAATACCAAATCCAGCCTTTTGAGCAGTAACTCCTTGTAAACTTAATATGTCGTCTGGATCGCTAGTAGCACCTTTACTAAACACTCTAGCCTTCATTTCTTCCCATTTATTTTGTGCAGACTCTTTGTTCCCTTTATCAAGATCTACACCTTGAAGTGCTGCTAAAAATTTCTTTTCATTATACTCTAGTTCTCTTTTACTAGATAAAATAGCAAGTAATTCTGTTAAAGACAGGTTAGTTTCAAGTTCTTCAAAATCAGACCATTTACCAATAATGAATACCTCTGCTTCTAAGACAGCCAAATCTAGATCGTCCCACCCATTACCTTTTTGTTGTGATCTAGACTCTTGTATATCTGGATCTCCATTTGGGTCTTTTTTTAATTTTAGTCCCGCCCCATATTCTAGTAAATCATAAAGTGTATCCATATCAAAATTATCCTCAACATCTGCTATTGTTTTTATTTTGTCTGGCAAAAATTGTTGCATAGACTCATAGGCACAGGCTATGAATATGTCTAATGACTCTTCATTTGACAATGCTTTTGTAGCATCTCTATCATGAAATATGTCCATTACTTTACGAAGATACTTTAATTTTAACGGCTTAATCTCTATTTGAGTACCGTCAATTAATGATATAATTTTGGTTTTATAAACTTGTGTAGCCACGCTTCTCCTATTTGTACTATTTTACCATAAAACAATGCCCCCCAGAGTATGGGAGGCATTGCACCAAGGTAGCGTAACCTTAATTATGAGAGCGATGTTGTTGATCGGTCAATGATCTTACCATAAGAACCTGAAGTATCTTCTGGAAGTAGACGGAACGAAACTTCGAACATCGTTGCTTCATCACGCTTTGCAGATACAGTAACATTCTCAATTGACAATGCACGATATGCTACATAAACACGCTCAAATTCGGATGAGTTTGCACAGTCGCCTGTTCCTGGACCTACAGCCACAAGACCACGCTCAACTGGACATTCACCGAGTTCACCTGCTGAGAGATTTAGAACCTCACCTGCAGACAATTCACGATCACCACTTCGTTGATTGTCATTGTATGCCAACGCAACAAGAAGGTTTTCAAGTGTTGCTTCTGCGAAAGCAGTAGCCAAGTTCACCTGCATACCTTGCTTGAAAAGTTTAGCCACATCCAACAATTGGTCAACCTGCACCTCACCAAAATCTGGCTGGAACTGAAGTTCAAGACCGTTCATTGTATAACCAACATTGCGGAAATTTGCTGCGTAATCACCACCAAGATCAAGAGTTGTCTTAACTGATTCTCCTGCCTTAATGATATCGCTATCTCCATCAAGGATGTCATCTGCAACAAACATTGCAGCAGCACCCACGATGATATTCTTCGATTCACCACGCTTATATGCCATAATTTTCACCTCTTCTTTCGATTATGAAATTATAGGGCTTTGTTTCCTCACCCTAAGTATATCATTATTTTTAAATATATCTTTGGGAGGATGTGCTATTATGATAATCATAATCAATAAGGAGTTTACTTACTGCATACCCCCTCAGAGTGTCTATTTCACCTAAATCACGAACCTCTTCAAGTTGATAAACCTTGAAATCATGGAAAAATACATTATGCTCTAATATGTCTGAATTGGGCTTAGAAGGGTCTTTACGGAGTGGATTATTTCCAGCCTGTCTTTTTATAGCCCAGTCATTTAAATCCTGTGCAGCAGCGTCTGAGCGGTCTAGAAGTTCCCTTAAAATAGCCTCAGCCTGATAAACTTTTTCTGGTAGTCCGTATAGATAAACTTGCATTTGTTCACACTTAATTGGATAAAATGGTCCTCTTCTAAGTTTAAATAATTTATCATATTGAATCACAATGTCTGGGAATTTTTTATAATTTTTGAGTATATCTTGTATTGATGTTGCTGAGGCTGGAATTGCCACTACTGACTCAAACCCTTCATATTTTAAAAATTCCTCAATAAGATATTCTTTAATCCAAAATGGAGCATAGGGAATTTCTATAGGTTGTAATTTAGCCATAAGACTATTCTACCTCAACCTTTATACTTGTTATCCATTTTGTTCCAGCCTTTACTCCAGCAGCCTTACCCTGCTTACCTCCAGCACCAAATGATTCCTCAAATGCTCTTGGATTTTCTAACTTTTGCTTAACTCCACTTGACATTAAAAATGCTTGAGAAAAGTATCTTTGAAAAAATTGGTTAAATATTGTTTGGTATTGTCCAGCAGTCGCTCCACCAGGATTATCTACTCTGACAGGATTTGGAGTAAATACCTGTTCTCCATTAACTTCAAATGCAAGAACACGAGATGTTCTAGGAGCAATAACTACTGACATACCACTTTCCATTACTCTGGCTTTATCAAAAAATGGGGTATTAGATCCTTGTTGAATACTTGTTGACTGCTTAAAGTTAGACATAAAATTAATTGTATCTTCAGAAGCCTTGAACTGTATATCAAATAGTCTAGCATCTGGACTACCTGTTCTATACCACTCATAAATATGATGCAATAAATCTGGATTGCTTCTAGCAGCAGCATCTATATACTTATCTGCCATATCCTTAACTGATTCACCAAGATTATTCATAAACATCTTTTTCCCCTGCTTTGTTCCGTCAAGGAATCCAATTGAATAATTTATAACATTATTCATTGTTTTATTAAATTCTTTAGTATTAAATTTTACTTTTATCAATCGTCAACACCTTGATTCTCAGTTCTACGCAAGGTTAAATTATAATACTCAATATTTCCAAATGGACCAACAAATGGATCAAAGGCAACAACTTCAAATAGTGTTCCTTTTCCTTCTCGCTCACCAGAAGTTTCCATATAAATTAAATCATCATAGGCATTACGAATGTTTGCAAATAAAATATTTGATATAGGATATTTTTCTCCAGTTCTAGATGTTCTTACATCAATTTGAATTCTACCAACTAAACGATCTTTGGGATGAACATATGCATCTACAGGAATATCTTCTTTAGATAAATTATCTTGAAGAAAACTACAGTTAATTGTTCTTTCAAAAGACCAATCTTTTTTAATTTGACCATACATATTTTGTTCTACTTGTGGATAGTAAATATCTACTTTCATTGGAAACAAAAAGTCGGAACCGCAGCACCCCATTTATAGCACCCCAAATTTATGAATTGCTGGAGTATATTTTGCTAGAATTTTGTCAACAATTAAATTACCTGTTCCATTCATCATCTTGGGATCATATTCTAATTTAAATTGATCTGTGCTATATGATTTTACATATCGTTTATAGTAGTCTATCTTGCCACACTTGATATCTTCAATTAACAAATCTGTTGCTCGTTTAATATCAGAAGGTACTACTTGATACCCTGTTTCTAAATAGAATATGTAATCATAATCTTTTGGAAACATTGTGCTTGCTCTTCCATAGATATCTAATGTATCTGAAACACCTGCAGGGAAAGCAAGGGCTGCTGCTTGCCTACGATTATAATCATTTTCTACATGGCGTGTAATTGCAGTTTTATCTTCAGTAACATGGAAGGTTGCACCTTCAAGACCTGGGTTGTGATCAATATGATCAAATACAATTACATTGTTTTCAACAACAGTTAAAATTTTATGTGGCTTATACCAAATAGGAATATAGTCTGCACCAAGCCCTACTGTTTCCACAACTGTCTTTTTGTAATAGAATCCACCTGTAATAGCATCAATGAGGAGTCGTGCTAGTTCTTCATATGACTGATTTTGTGCGAACTCTGAAGCGGTATCTCCAGTAATTGTAGTATATGGTCTAACTATTTCTAGTCTATCTTCTACTACCTTGTCACCATCAATACCATCGTCACTTTCATAAATTCCTACAGAGTATGTCTCATCATATAAATAAGCATCTTCTGGTAGTTCTACAACAATTTGTAAATTAGATGGCTCAACTATAGTATCTATTAATAGATCTCCAATTGAGTCTTGTATATAAATACTATAAAGTGTCTCATTGGATGGTACATCAAAAGTTACAGTTAGTGGAAATGGTGGTACTCGTAAAATAATCATATTGTTATCCGTAATAGTTGGCTACTTCTGCTGGTGATGCTTCTCGTACCGCTTTATGTTGTAGCCACTTTTCGGATGCCTCCTTCGTTACAATGTTGTAACCTTTTTGTAATGAACCCACACCATTCCAAGTTAGGTTTTTCTCTGAAAAAACTGCAACCTTTTCTCCAGAGTTTTCTTTCTTAATCTCTTCTTTCTTTTCAGGATTGAAACTAGAAATAACTTCTAGAATTTCTGCCTTTTTAGAAACGCCTTCTAAATTGATATTATGCTCTTTGGCATAAGATCGCAATTCAAGAACTGTCTTTTTAGACATTTCTTCCATAAAAGACATTTTTCCTCCTAGGGTAGATATTTCTTAACTTCATCTTCTGAAGCAAATCTTACTTTTTTATGCTTCGTTACAATTTCTGCTACATCTTCTGAAACCTTAGAATATCCATTTTTTACTGCAATGCCATCTACTGTTACTTGTTTTGCTGCATAGATTGCCACATCATTTTTAGCCTTCTTTTTTACTACTGGCTTTTCAACAATTTCTTCTTTAACTGCTGGCTCTTCTGCTACCTTTTCAGCCTTTGGTTCTTCATCTAATACAAAAAAGTCTTTATCTTCAAAGACTTCTTCTTTGTCATAAAAGTTTTCCATTATTACCTCCACATATATTATACCAGAATATGACGAAGAGGAGTGGTATTTCACACTCCTCTTGCCATATCAAAGATCAGATTATGAATCTGCTCCTGCATCAGCGTAAGCGACTGCATCCAATTCTTCCCATTGGATACCAAATCGGACGAATACTGTGTATTCAATTGTGTCCTTCTTTGGCTTGTACTCACGGTTGACGGTGATGTCACGCTGGAAGCCCCATACACGGTTCTGTGGGAATGTCAAATCGACATAACCTTCAGGGTAGTAAGGAACTTCAAGAACATCAATACCCAATACACGAGTTGTTCGTGCATTGCCTACTGTCTGTGCTGCACCGTTAAGGTATGCTGCACGAGAAGCATCGGTTGAACCGACTGCATCCCAGTATGTACCATTGTTCTTTACGATACCAGCAAATACATCTGTACCTGCGTAGAACTTCATTCCAGATCGCAAAGCACGATACTTTCGTGGCATTGCAAGGATGATGTCCTGCATAACTTCTGGTGTCCATGCATTATCAGCAACTGTAACGACTGCTTCATGAGCATCGCCATCAAGTGCCTTTGGCACGAAACCTTCCATAATAGAAAGGAAGTCGCCTGTAGATCCATCACCATTGATAGCCAAATCTTCTAGGTCATTACCAAAAGCATTGGTCATCAAACGGACTAGATGGTCTTCAAGAGCACCTCCTTCAATATTATCTTCAAGAGCCTCGGTGGAGACTTCCCAGTCAAGACGAATCTTCTTGGTTGTCAATTCCACCTTGGTGAAGGTAGCACCAGCGTTTGTATAATCGCCGTCTGCCTGATTAGCAGCACGAATCACACGCTCGCCCACATTAACTTTTTCAAGTTCCATTGTGTTCGCTCGCATTGTAACTCTACGACCATCTTTGGCGAGAACTGTTGCGTCCCACACATAGTCGATGAAACGGCGAGCCTGTTCTGGTCCTAAAATACCACCAGCAACACCTGTTGGGTTGACAGCGTTTGGTCCTGTTGTTACACCATACTCAGCATCTGGAATATTTCCCAGAGTGTCAAGTGCAGGGTTAGTGACTCCACCAACTCCACCTGATGCAAACGGACCTTCAGCAGCAGCCTTCAGGATCTCTTTTTCTTGTTCCGACATATTGTTCACCTCCTATAGTGTTTTTATTTGAATAGGTCGGCAGTTTTGAGGAAACGCCCGCCCCATAGGGATTTTTGAACCACTTCGGGTTCCTGCACGATCTCGCCAAGATCGCCAGACTTGCGGAAAGCAGTATCGAGTTCAACTGCGTCTACTCGCTTTCCAAACTCATTAAAGTTACCCTTAACTTCACTCAATTCCTGAGTAACGGCTTCAAGGGACTTTGATAGTGCAACAACTTGCTCGTGAAGTGATTTCACGGTTGTTGCAAGATCGCCAAAGGCATTAGTTACTGTTTCTTTGATTTCGGAGACTGACTTTTCTAGATTATCTTCGACTACAACTTCTTCAGCAACAACTGGTTCAGAAGGAACATCTTCAGGAGAAACTGACTTTTCAACTTCTACTGGGGCTTCTTCTGCGACTACGGCTTCTTCAACCAAAACTTCTGGCTGTGCCTCTGGAGCGACCTCAACATTTTCAACTGCAGTTACCTCAACAACTGCTTCTTGATTTTCTGTCATAGGACTTACCTCCTCATTCTTCTTAATTGTCACAATGCCTTTAGCACTATCAACTAAGAACTTTACTATTTCTGCATCATTGTTTTCTACAAAACCAATATTCTGCATTGTGGTATCACAGGATGGACAATACGCACTCTCTTCTTCTGTAAGTTGAACAATATCATCAGACTTGCAGTAGTAAACATTATCGATAACAGCCTTTGACAAATATCCACCAAGGACATCTTGTCCGTTTACCTTTTCGATAGAAATTACATTTGCAAACTGATTTGCAGGATTATCAACGAGTGATAGTTCGTGCAGTTCATATTGCTTAATGATACGGATTGATTTATCTAACTTAGCGTCATATCCGTCATCATATTTTTGGATGCTTCCCCCTATTGAGAAACCTGTGTATGTTCCGTCTAAAACCTTCTCCCAAGCATCCTGAGCACCCTTCGACACATACGCAGATACAAAAACACCTTTATAGAATTGCTTGGTTTCTGGATCGAAATAACGATCCTCTTTGAAGGAAACTACTTTTCCTACTGCACTTGGGGTGTGCATTTCACGCAAATTACCACGAAACTTTTTGAATGCATCAAGACTAGCGTCTGCTGTAATAATGTCGCCTTGCTTATCAATGTTGTCCAAAGTAGCAAAGCCTGATACTAATCTACGCTCTACATCAACCTTGTTGATGGGCATAGAGAAACGCACATTGTCTCCGTCAGTGACGAAGTTAGCCTTGTTGATAATCATCCCTTATATTATACCAAACTTTTTTACAAATATCCGATTTGTCCTTATTCGGATGATCTGCCTTCACCTTGAGGATTCCTACCACTAATTGTAGCAGGACTATCAGATGAATTGTTTGCCCTTTCTGCATCTCGTTCTCTGTTACCAGCCAAATTTGCCCTAGCGTCAGTTGCTTGTCGTGGAGACATTACAAATGGCTCATCACCATCTGGTCTTTGTGGCAATCCTACCTTTTCACGAGCCTCATTTGGTGTCATAACCTGAGTCTTTACATATCGTTCTATAATTTGTGATTGTGCAACTTCATCAGTCAATGTCATTTCATTGAATCGAAGTTCAAGAATGTCTGTCTTTTCACGGACAATCTTGTTAACCACTTTTTCTAGGTGTCTTTGAGCAGGTCGTGCAACTTGCTCTTTGAATGTGCGATCTGCTGCTAATGCTGACGCAACTTGGGAAGATTCTAGACCACCCAACTTTGAAATAGGAACTTGATGTGCAATCAAAATATCATCACGGTTTTGCTTACGATATTCTTTAAATGAACTATCTTGTATTCCATTTTCAATAGCCTTCATCTCAAACTCTACCTTCCGAGTATCAGTATCTCCTGGAAGTGGAATGTAGAGAGTTCTATGTGATTGTGCCTTTAGTCCTGTTTGTAGGAATCGGAACATCTTGTCTTCTGAGTCAGGATGTAATTCTGCACCCTTGAGAGTTACGATATATCGTGGCACTGCTTTGTTTTCAAAATAATCAATGTTATATTGTGATGCTAGTTGGTCTCCAACAAGTGAAGGCATAGCAGCAACAATATCAGGAACACCGTAGTATGTATTTAGTGGTGAGTATTCCTTGATGTGGATAATTTCATTAGGTCGTGGATCATTAGTAATTGGGTTTGGATTCTTTGCCCCGAAGTTTCTAAAATAAACTACTCGTTCACCAATGATTTGAACATAACCGTCACGAATTCTACGCACACGCATAGTGATTGATGGAATATGTCCTACATATCCAATTTCTCCAGTTACAGTTCTACCTACCTCAAGATACGCATTTCCTGTTGACTGAAGATCGATATAAATTTTTTCCATTGTTTTAATAAATGAGTCATCATCATTAAGTGATTCAAGCCATTCTTCAAGTTCCATCTTGGCTCGTTCAATTCTGTTTCTTGCTCTTCCTAGTGCAGCAGTGTCTTCAACCATTTCAAGACGCATAGCAGTTCGATCTGTAACCTCAAAGTGGTATCCAAGACTTACGATATTTTCTACCTTAGCATCAATGGCTGCGTGATTGGCAAAAGATGTGTCATAAAAGTTAGCCAATTCATAAAGATTATATGGTGGCGTAATTACATCAAAAAGACCGTAGCCATTACGAAATACCATTCCTGGCTGCAAAGCCTTTGATTCTGCATCATCACGACCACCCTGAACAGCATTTGCTGCGTCTAAATATGCTGCTGTTGGTTGAGCCTTATTTAGTTTACGAGTTTCTCGTCTTTTAAAATTTGTGTCAATACCGTTAAATTCTTTTAGTGAGTCCCAAGATTTTGTGAATGGGTCTTTATCTCTAAATGGATTGTCATCACGCTCTTGCGTATTAAGACTAGCCTTTACATATTCCTCAGTCATCTAGTGCCTCCTTACCATAAACATCTACTGTGTCTTGGGCTGCTTTCCAAGCACCTAAGTCATTCATAGAAGGAATAAGTCCTTCCTTCATTCTGTCAAACTGTTCTGTATATTCTTCTTCAGTAATTCTGGTTAACCCAGGTACAAAAACAGCCTGTCCATCTCCAGGATCGCCAAAGTACATTGCTGCTTGCTTAAGTTTAAGCATTTGATTTAAGTCTCCACGCATAGAAGGAATATTAAGAACATTGCCCTCTCCGTCTGTAAACCATTTACCATTTGCTTTTTTCCATACATATAGTCCCCAGTCATAATTCTTTTCAATTACCTTTTTACGGACATTGCTGACAATTGGCTTACCTGTTTTTGGGTTTATTGGTGTTTCTTTTGGTGGTTTCATGTATCAATTATACCACATTAAACGGCAGATTCGGTTCTTCTTAACCACTTGATGTCAGAATATGTGTTAATCTTTTCACTATTAAGGTTAATTCCTTCATCATCATCAAACACTATTTTGTTTGTTCCAATGTAAGCCTTATAGATTGTTCCTGGGTCAAAGTCTGTTGTTTGATAGGTGTCTAATGCAAGAACATTAAACCAACTGCCCCAGTTTACGCCCCTAGCAGGATTAGCCTTCCAGTATCTCCATCCTTCATCATCTGTCCCACCATTTTCTTCTGCTGGAGTTGGATAATTTGGATTAGCAGTTGTTTCAACACTAGCCCAACTCCTTGTAACAATATTTTGCACATTTGCAAGACTATTAGTTCTGTAGAACGATATATTATTAAACACAAAAGGACCGAGCAAATTAACTTTACCAGCAAAATTTTCTAGGTCTAGTGGAGTCAAAAAGAATACTCCCAATGCTGTCCACTCTTTGGCTGTAATTGTTGGCACAGCGACTGGTCTTCCATTAATATAATATGCCAAATCTAGGAATTGTTCTGAACTGTTTGATCTTAGTGCATAAATTCTTCCTCTTCGTCTTAATGTGTCAGAAGGCTCTAGATAGAATACAATATCCTCATTTTTATATTCAATACTAAATAATTTTATAGTCTCTGTTGGAAAGTTGGTTCCGTCATATCTCATCCAAACTTGTAATGCATTTACATCATAATCTGGTGCTAACTGCTGGTTGATTGGTATAGATAAACCTCTTTCTTTTTGAGTCACATCTCCACGCATTTCAATACCAGATGTTCTTGTTAGATATAGATAAGGCGTACTTCCCTTATAGATACTGAAAGGATTTTGAGATTTATAATCAAAATAAATACCAGACTTAGTGTATGGAAACAGGTTAACACCGAATCTAGTTCCTACAGGTGTAGAGGCATTTTGACTAAATACTTGTGAGGCAAACTGAACTCTGTCTATAGTAACAGTTTTTCCAATTGTGCTACGAACCTTAAATTCTAAGTTAAGAACTACAGCAAGATCATTAAAATCAAAATCTTTTCTTGGATAGATAATTGTATTATCTACTACTTCAAACCTTGTTGTCCTCCAATTTGTATATGCTGACAGATTAATAAGTTTAGATTGGTCAGCATTTTGTGTTGTTGTAAAGTTGTCATTTGTTAAGTTAGCCCCATCTATAATATTTTGAAATGTAAGATATGACTTAACAGATGCGTTTTCTGTGTTATAGTCAAACTGACTTTGAGTATTAAATGCTAATTCCTGGTAATCGTCATATCCTGTTAAAGCAATATTGCTTAGTTGTAAATAAGACTTAGTAACTGGACTAGAATATGCTGCAGATAGTTGTGCATATGTCCAGCCACTGTTTATTTCCGTTTCTGTTAATGATGATATTGCTGGATAGCCAATATTAAACTGCAAAAAGTCCAAGTCATAATAAGTGTCTCCAGCATAATCTTTAACAAATTTAGCAAAATAAGATAGTGGAAGATAATCTTCCCAATATGCTGACACACCTATATCAAGATTATATTCACCATAATTTTGTCCAACCAATAGTGAGTAACTTGCTAGGTGATCAATTAATTGATTTGCATCTGCAACTTTAGCAATACCGTTTTCATTAAAATGATCTGATATATCTGCAGCATTTCTTTCTGAACAAAAATCAATATCATAAATTTTACCAGTAAAAGATTTAGCAGAGTTTATTGGATCTCCTCCAACATATACTTCTATACCATTTTGATTACCGAAAAAGGCTGCAACATTTCCACCGTAGTATTCTGCAAACTTTTGAATATTAATGCCCACAGCAATTCTATTGCCAGGTGTATATTCATACATAATAAAATCATTTTGAACTTGACCATTATATACAAGATAATAAGCAATTACATTTTCTTCAACACCATCATTATTGATATCATGTTTATCAACTTCAATTGATAAATAGTTTCCTGTAATTTTATTATTAAACTTAATTAAAACTTGGTTGTCTAAAAATGTTGTTGATGGTTTAAATACTCCATAAAATGTATGAACTTCATCATTTAAAATATTAAATTTAGGAAAATTAAAATATGTATGCTTATTATCCCAAGAACTATTTGGTCTAAATGTAATGAACTTATATGTTTCATTTTGCACACCTGTAGCACTGTTATCTGCATATAGTTGATTTAATGTTTTACCAGGTATAACTATTTCTGGTAGTTCATATTCTGGTATAGATAAAAATTTATTGCTAGTTACAAGATTATCAAATGTTCCTTGATCCCACCTTGCAAAATCTGGGTAGTTATAGTTAACTGCATAATTAGCAAATGCGTAGTCAATAAATGCTGTTGTACCACCAAAAGTGCTGTTAATATTTTCTGGAGAGCCTACACCCTGACCATAAACAAATCGTCTTTTAATTACAGCAATTGGAACTTGATACGAATAAACAGATATACAACTTATTTCAAATGGAAATATATCATCATAAGAATAAAATCCAAGCCAGTCTTGATTTTTACCATATAGTGCAGAACTTGTATCTTGATTTAAAATATCTGGCAAAACCATAGTGTCTGTATTAATTGAAAAGTTTATAACTTCTTCTCCGTTAATAAGCATCGATACAGAATTTCTAATTAAACGAATATCAACAAGCATAGGTCTATACCACTCATTTACAAAGTATGACTGTGATTGACCACCAACAACGAGTGTTAAGAACCCATCTTCTGCATAAAGACCATCATTACCAGAAATAGGTCCAAAAATTTTCTTTGGTATGCTGGCATCACAATTTACACGCATCCAAAATTCAACTGTATATTCCTGATTTCTTCCTGCTTCATTTAAAAATCCTTTGCCTGGAACAATTAAAGATGGCAATGTTGTTGATCCACTTTTATTTGGACTAATGATAGTTAGATTAGAAGCACCAAATACTAAAGGAATACTGGTATTTTTTGCAGTAAAATATTTATTGTTTACTAAGTAATATCCGTTATCAGACGATAAACCATATGCATTTGCTACTGTTCCAGTTAATCCAGATGGCAAAGCAATTGTTGAGGGAATAGAGGTTGGGACGACACCTAAAGATGTTGAGTTAAACTCAGAACTCCACTGACCAAGAGTAAGTCCATTAACATAAAAATTGTAGTCTCCAGCATTACCTGCCGTATTAACCTTTAACTTAATAAAAAATCTAAAAGGAATATTCTCATTAACAATGTCAAATGTTTCACCAATTAAAACCCACTCTGGAATATTTAAGAAGTTAATCTTTTTTTCTACAACTGTTGCAGATGTGTTTCCTGGAAGAGTATACTCTATTCCTATATACATATCTTCAAAGTATGCATCAATTATTTTTGAATACACATATGACGATATTGTTACAGTTCCAATACTTTGATTAAGAGTTGACATATTTGGCATCTCTGGACTTTTAATAACTATGTCATAAGTTTCAGGACTAGAGTCTGCATCACCAATAATTTTGCTTACATAACTTGTATCAAATGGCTCTTCTTTATCAACATCTGTACCTGCTGATGCTGTGCAATTTTCTAGTATCCATCCAGGTGCTGTCCATATCTGACGCTGTGATTCTGTGATCAGACTAACATAATCAGCCTGATCATCCAGAACCCACAAATCTATTGGATGCTCCGCAAAGATTTTTTCAGCGTAGATATTAGAGACAGTCATATGTCCTATTATATCAGGTTACGACTACCTTTGTGGCATTATACAAGCATCTGTTGTACAGTATGCTTCGCCTTCTGCCTCAAGGTTTTCTACACCCTCGTAAATTGCTGAGAAATCAATCTTAGCAATCTTACCGATATAAGCGTCATATTCTTCTTGAGTAATTTGTGTATATGGTTGTTGTGGATATACTGTATTACCCATTGGAAGGAATGATACAGCCTTCAACTCTCCCTCGTACAAATGTAGAGCGGGAGCAATATGCTGAGTCTCAGTTTCCTTATCAAATGACAGGGTAACAGATACACCATTGTCAGACCAATACTTTTGAGCAGTTGCTGCTAGACCAATCTTTTCAAATAGAGATACATCCTTTTCAGAACGCTTGTTCTCTGATTCTACTGGGAAGTAAACTACCTGAGTATTTGATGATACCAAGTCTGGCTCAATCTTATACCCTGCTGCTTTGAAAAGGTGCAACATTGGATCTGCATCACCAAAACGAATTGCACGAAGGAAGTACTTTCCACCTACTGACCAATGCACTCCTGGAGATGCTCCAGAAAGCAATGAAACGGAGCCTGACGGCTTTACAGTAGTTACCCTAATAGATTCACGCACACAAAGCCATTCTGAGTATGCGTGGTCATATTTACGGATTGTCTTGTATCCTTCATCCATCCAGTCACGAACAACTGGCAAACCGTGATTATCAGCAAATGATGCAATACCTGTAAGTGATGTACCAATACGGCGATTGCGTTGCATAATACCATTTGTCTGTTGCCAATGTGTTGGAAGAAGAGTTACAGTCTTGCCATACAAATAAGCAAACTTAAGTGTACGCAAGAAGTCTTCTTTTGACTCGTGACGATTAAGATGCACTTCGACAAGAGTACATAGTTCGTATGACTCTAGTGGTTGTTCAGCACAAGGATTGAATCCCATTACCCGATAATCTTTGCCATCTGCAGGGTCTGCAAGACGACCATAGTTACGAGCAACATCTAGCCAAATAAATCCTGGCTCTCCATTGTTTACAATAAGATCAACATACTCTTCGTAGTTTGTTCCTACCTTAGCAGCAATAGAGTTATTGCTCATCCAAGCCCATCCTGGTTTTTCTGGGTCGTATGAGTTACGCTCTGGGAATACATCTGGATTCTTGAGATTAGCAAACACTTCATCATCTGCCTGACCTAACGCAAGGGTAGCAGAACGGCGAACATTACCTGCAACCACACAAGTACCAATAAGGTTTACAAGGTCTACAATGGCTCGTGAGTCAAGTGTTTCACCTGTTCGACTACCTACAGCAGTACGAATTCGTTCGTGTAGTGTAATCAGTGGTTCTGGACCTGAAGCAACACCACCAAACCCTTTAATTGGAGCACCAAATGGACGAATGACTGAATAGTCAAATAGTTGCTTTGCTTGATTTGGTCTAAGATATGAATTGATTAAAAGTCGTACAGACTCTACCCAACCTTCACGAGTATCTGGAATCTGATAAGTAATTTCTTCTTCTGTATTTGCATAAATAGGAAGTTCCTTCTCGTGACCCAATGTATCAAAGCCTACACCAATACCGAGCATTAGTGCATCCATTACCCAAGCAAATAGTTGTCCTGGATCATTACGATCAATATCTCTTGTGGATACCATTGCACAATTCTGGAGGGAAGCAGAGTTCCTTCGTTCCATTGTCATAGGTGTACCAAATGCCCATAGACCACGACCTGGTGGTGTCCACTTCAAATTAAACATTCGATCAAATGCTTCTTGTGCAGACTTCTGAGCCTTATTATCATTCCACGGAAGTCTATTTTCTTTAGCGTGATTCTTTTGGACTGAATACATACCTTCGATTACTCTTCGACATACTTCGTGCCATCTTTCCTTTGTACCGTCCTCCTTTACACGAGAGTAGGTACGGATAAAGGTAATTTCTCCAAGAGAGTTAGCACCTGCATCCTTAAAGCCAAAAGGTGGCTCAACCTGTGTATATTTATTTACGAATTCATCTGAGAGACGAAACGAAAATACATCTGACATATGTATCAATCCTTTTCTATAAAAATTAGTAAGTGCTTCAGAATTTCTGAAGTACTCTAAGTATATCATACATTTTTTGTGCTTGCAACTCTAAAGTTTTACTTGAGTGCTTGACAATTTGCAAAGTACTTGCAATTATGCAATAAGGTTACCAAATACGACCCAAGTATTAGTTGCAGTCTTAATTGCTGTTGCAAATGCAAATTGACCAGCAAATGTTCTCTTGTTTCCTTGAGCATTATTATTAGTTGCTGCAAAAGATAGGGCAGATGCTGTATTACTCATAAAATGAATTTGTGTTCCTACATCAAAAGGATGAGTAGCATTTGTTGGTAATGTAATCGATCCACCAGCAGTTACAAAGTTAATTCTATTCATACCAAAAGCCCAAGAAGAAGGTGGTGTTGATGGTGTTATATCTGTTGTAATAACTTTGCCAACTATCTCATCTGTGCCACCAGCCTCATGGCTTGTCTTATGTGAACTAAGCGTTGTATTGATAGTTGTAGTTCCACTGCCTGTAATAGCACCCGACAAAGTAATTTCTTGGTTAACAGTCAAGTATGTGCTTGAATCAAGGCTATAGGTGTTATTAGAGTTTCTTCTAACAATACCAGAACTACCAGGAGTAATTCCTGTAGATCCTGAAAGATCTGTTAAGATTTGACTGCTTGCTTGATATGATGTTGTATCAAGTGTCCAAGTATCTGCTGCAGTCTTTTTCAAAAATCCTGATGTTCCACCAAGCCCTGCAATTGCAGTAAGATCTGCATCTAACGGCTGAAAAGTATCTGATGTAACAGAAAATTCAGTTCCAACCAAAGTTAATCCAGCACCTGCTGTATATGTTGTATTCGTATCTGTTGGTACTACCCAAGTACCATCTCCACGAAGGAACTGTGTGCTTTCACTTGTGGGTGCTGCACTTGTAAAATTAGTTAGAACCCCACCTGTTGTTGTACCAATAATAAGACCTGAAATAGTACCAATCTTTCCATCATTTGTAATATTTCCGTGTATATGACTAGACAAAGAATAGGAGTTAGAATCAGTAGAGCCATCTCCTTTTAAGAACTGACTTGATGTACCACCCGAAAGTTCAAACTCACCTGCAACAATTTTGCCTGTTGTACTGATTGCTGCACCTGAGCCAGATTGGGTAACTGTGACTATTGGGTCAGCAGATGATGCAGAAAATATGTTAGTGGCAGCAAATGTATTAGAGTTATTTTTAAAGGCTACCCCATTAAGGGCAGCAGCAACATCCTCAGCCAAAGCCTGAATATCTCCGTGTACATTGACTGGATCCGAAGATAACGGATATTGTAGGTTAAACGGTGATCCTGTTGTTGATGGCATAGTACCTCCTATTATACCAGACTTTAGCCTATGCTATTGCCAGTCTAAACGACTGACCTATGTTTGTTCCAGCGTCTGATGTTGTAGTTGAAAGCGTTCCTGGAAGCGTATCACCCTGGTTTAGCCTTCTATACAAAACAGTCAAAGACCTACTAATTGATGTGTTTTGTGAATGGTCTATTTCTGTCATACCCAAGGTTGTTGGTAATGGACTAAATGTATGTGGTGTGGTTCCAGATCCAACTGCGTGAATAAAAGCAAGGTATGGATTGCTTGTTGTTGATCCATTGGTTAAACTAATAGACACTGCATTTCCACTTAAAGTGTTAGTTTCTGTTGTTGGCGTAACAGAAGTAATTGCAAAATTAGGTCTAAATGCAAGAAGCATAGACATTGAGTTCATATTTGCATCTGTAGTTAAACTTACACCAGTTTCTACACCAGAACCAACAACCCTGTATGCAGTTCTTGCTGAAATAAGCCCTGAAGTAGTATTTGACATAATTGATGTAAATGCTGCTGGAATTGTTGGTTGAGGTGCAGTTAAACTAGAATCATACATTCTAAAAAGTACTAGAAGATCTCCTTCCTGAGTGCCACTAGGATAGGTTAGAGTTTGTGTTTGTCCAACTGCTGTTGTATATATATCGCTTGAATTTATATATGTTAAAGTTTTTAATGGTTCTGGTTCTGCTGTGGTAGATCCACTACTTGCAATAATTCCAAACATAGTACTATTTTACCACTTTCCCAATGGACATTTTGCTGCTTTTAATTTGGTCTTAGCAAACATAAAACAGCCACATTCAGTACACTGTGTAGTAGCCTTGATAAATTTAGGACATTGTTTACATATTTCTAGTCTTTCTGCTGCTACCTCGTCTGTAGCGTGTTGAGTTCTAGGATTAAGCATATCTAATGGAGTTACCCCATTTTTCTTTTTATATTCCGACCATTTAGACATTACAGCCCCTGTATATCTTCAATAGGTATAAACAATTCGTGTACCTCTCCAGTATCCTCTACAATGACAGGATTAGGTTCATAATTAACAAACTTTTCACCATCAAATGTAGCATATGGCGATACTACTGAGATACCGCCTTCATAATCCAATAGATTAAGAACTAATGGATTGCTTAATAAAATACTTCCAAAATACTCAGATGTTTGGAGTTCTTCAATAAGTACTCCCTCTCTATAAAATGCAACAGTAATTCCATTGTGATCTGGGTAGTCATTAGATACATCCAGCACCTCATCATGGTTCATAAACATATCTGCATCAGTAGGGCTGAGTGGTAGGTCATATAGACATTCACCATCAATAACCCAAACTAAAGGTATTCCAGGATTTCCTTGAAATACAAATGGTAAATCATTATCAGTTATCATTAACACGCTCCCGCTTCAAATGTTCCAGTAACTGTAGTACAGTTTGTTCCAGCACCGTAAAATCCACAGGTTGTAGTTGCTGTACAACATCCAACTGTAATTTGTGCAGAAGTACAAAGTTTTCTTGGGTCTGGTGTTACTGATGTAGAATAAGATGAGTAAGACCCAGTTCCAGTAGCATTAATTGCAGCAACCCTAAATGTATATGTAGTATTTGTATTAAATGACCCTGTTACACCAATAGGAGATGTTGTATCACTACTGCTATATGTTAAAGCAATTGATGGGTTAGACTGAATACTATATCCAGTAATAGTGCCAGTGTTTGGAATAATTGCAGTTGTATATCCAGAAAATGTTCCATTGTTTGTACTACTGTTTGCCCTAATTCTAAATTGATATCCAACACCACCACCAGATGGTGGACTAAAATAAACATCAACTGCATCTTGTCCTACTACAAGTGGAGTTTGAATTACTGGTGTTCCTGGAACAGAACCTAAAAATGAACCAGTTACACGAATTGGACTTGTTAAATCTGCTGCATTATCACGAGTTAACGAAATTGATGCTAATGTATCTGCTCTTCTACCTTCAATTGTGTATGATGCTATACCGCTAGTATTTGGAGCCACATTTGGATTTCTTGTTGCTCCAGTTCCGTTTGCATTTATTCCTGCAGTATTAAAGGTATAATTTACTGCTGTTGGAGCACTTGGTGCAGTAAAGTTTATATCTACTGTGCTGTTATCTATTCGTGTAGCACTAACACTTGTTGGTGCTGCTGCTGTTGTTGTTTGAAAATTTCCAGTTACGGCTATAGGACTTGTTACATCACTTGTATCATATGAAACTGCAATTGATGATGTAATTGAATATCCAGTAATGGTTTTACCACCATTATCATGAGCACCTGTCCAAGAAATATTTACAGTACCATTATCTACTCTAGTTGCAGTTAGTACTGGTGGTAACGCTGGAACAGATGTAACAGTTACAGTTCCTGTAGTAGTTGAGTTAGCACTATTTCCTACCGCATTTGTTACAGTTCCATTAAATGTATAAGATCCACCATTTGTTGTATTAAGACCTGTAATTGTTCTTGGCGATGTACCACCGCTGTTAGTACCACTTGGACTTCCTGATACTGTAGAAGCATTATATGCTGTTATTGGAAGTCTACCAGTATATACTGGATCTGTAAATGATACAGTTACTGAACCATCATCATAAGTCCTGTTTAATCCAACATCTACTGCAGAAACTGTTGGGGCATTAGGAACAGTCTTTTTAGATATATCAACTACTCCTGGAATTACTCCCATTAAACAACATCTCCTGTTACTATCCAAGTTTCGGTATCAAGTTTGATTGCCGTAGCCATTGAGTTTGTGGTTCTAAGTTTTGGTGCAGTTGTTGTAGCACCAGTAGAAATGATAGTTGTAGTTCCTGAAGTAAGAGCCTGAATTGTTACCTGACCATTGCCAGTTTGAACAAAATGAATTTGTGTTCCAATTGTATAGGCAGTAGAGTTTGTAGGAATATTAACAGTATATGCACCAGCAGTATTAATTCTTATAATTGTATTTGCATCTGCAGCAAGAAGAGTATATGGAGAGCCAGATGTCTTTGCAGCAATTGCATATCCAGGAAGTGTTGAGACTACACGACTATTTGTGCCATCGCCAATAAGTGAGTGATGATATGTTGTATCCCAAGACAGCCTTCCGTCATCAGTGCTGGATGTTGTGCTTAGTGTAAGAGATGGTGTATTGAGTACTGGGCTTGTTAAAGTTTTGTTTGTAAATGTTTCATTACCGTCCAAAGTAGCAAGAGTTCCAGTAGTTGGAAGTGTAAGTGAAGTTGTTGCGGTAGCAGTTAATGTTATTGCAAAAGCACCAGAAGTAGTAAAGTTACCACCAAGAGTTATAGTTTGGTCTGAATCTACCCACTCAGTTCCACTATATCGCAAAAATGCACCAGTGGGTGGAGTACTAATAGCAACATCTGTAAGACCATCAAGTGTAGTAGCACCACCTCCACCACCTGCTAGTAAATTGCTTCCAACAGTAGCACCTGCAGCAGTTAAATCAATATATGCACCTTTAAGACTAACAGAATCAAAAATTCTGAATTTATCTTGATATACATCTATAACTATTGGACCAGACAGTGTGCTGCCAGAAGATGGGAGTGCTAACTGAATTTCACCACCTTCATTGGCAGCAGAATTAAGAGATTTGAGAACTCCAGAGGCTTCGACATCATTCTTTGTCGTAAAAGGCTTATTAATCGTTGCCACTGAAGTTCCCTATCCCTTCGTGTTTTCTATTAAGGCTTATGCCTCAATAAGTGTCCTATGTACTTTGACTACTGTTCCATTTGATGCACTAGCAACTCTTAGTTCTACAGTTGTACCATTCAGTACTGCGTTAGTAGTTCCTAACACTGCGTTGCTATAAACATCTGCATATTCTGTTAAATATACATTGCTGTTTCCATCTACAGTAACCAATATTTCAATTACTTCTACATCATTGCCGTTTTTCATTTGTACAAGATATTTAGCACTTGTATATGAAAGTGAAGACCATGAATCTACAAGTTGATCACTTGAACTAACTGTAGTTGTCTTATCTGCAATTGCTGAGTTAGCCATTGTAAGTGCTACATCATTTGTTAATGTCAATGCAGCGAATGATGGCGTTGCTGTTGTACCAATTGCCTGACCAATTGAAATTTCATGAGTTGTGCCTTCACCAGCACCAGCATTCGTAAGTGATACACCAGTTCCTGCCGAAATCGAAGCAACATAGTTGCCTGTTGTATCTGTTCCTAATTCTACTGAGTTAGCAGCAATAGATGCAACACCGTTTGCGAATGTAACATCACCTGTTGCCTCACCGAGAATATAAGGAGCAAGATTAGACAATGCTACCTTTCGGTTTGCACTTACTGAAGAATCGTAGATTGCTATAGTATCTGCATCTGCAGGTGCTGTTTCTGCTGTCAATCCATTGATATCTAGGGCGAGTGAAATAGTAGCACCTTCGCTACCTGTTGCACCACCTGAGATACCAGAAGATGTACTTACAGAAGCAACATAATTTCCTGTAGTGTCATCTCCAAGAGCAATTGAACCTAGCAATGCTACAGTACCAGTTGCGTTTGGAAATGTAATTGTGCGATCTGCCGTAGGATCTGTAAATGTTACCGTTGTTTCGTGAACATCGTCAGTTCCTTCGACAATAATATTGTTATCTGACAAATACAATCCAGAAATTACTGGGCTTGTAAGAGTCTTATTTGTAAGTGTTTGAGCAGTAGTCTTATCTACAGTAACTGCTGTATCGATTCTAAACTCATTACCTACAAGGCTAAGACCATTTCCAGCACTATATGTACCAGCACCAGAAAATTGAGTAAATTCAATATCATCACTACCTACTGTAGCGATAACATTTGTTTGTACCCATCCAGTTTTACCGTTAACCGTACCACCTTCAACGAAGATAAAGTCACCAGCGTCAACTTCTCCTGCTGAGTCGTAGTCTGTTGCTCGTGTTGGTGCTCCAGATGCAGCAACAACATAGACACCGTTTTCAGACTTTGTTGTCTGGTTCTTAACAAGAATTCGGTTTCCTGTTGCAAGAGTTACACCATCAAGAACATCTCCGTTTTCTACTGCACTAGCAAGCGTAATGTTTGCTGTTGTTGCAGCCTTAACTGAAGCGTGAACATTGAGTCCAGCAGTTGCAGCGTCAACATATTGCTTTGTTGCTGCTTCAAGTGCATTCTGTGGATCTGCATTGAGAGTTACAGTTCCTGGGAAGGTGACGGCACTTGGCAAAGACAAAGTAACAGCACCAGTATATGGACCTGAACCTGTTCCAGTAACCGAAATTTGATTTGTTGTACCAGCAACAGAAACAACACCATCGTTAGTAACTGTTACGGTTGCACCTTCTGAACCTGAGCCAGATACACTAATTCCTGTACCTGCTGAAACACCAGCAACATAGTTACCAGTTGTATCTGCTCCAAGTGCTACTGAATCGGCAGCAATTGTTGCAGTAAGTGTTGCATTTCCAAGATTTGTTACTGTTGCAGAACCTGTCAAGTCACCACCAAGTGTGATTGTAAAGTCAGCGACATCAAAATCAAGTTTGCCATTGGTATCATCATAAGTTACAGCAATTCCGCTTTCGCTGTTGCTTGAAACCATTGCACCCACAATATCTTGAACTGCTTCTGTATCAAGTGTTGCTACTGTAAAATTGAGTTTGCCTGTTGCATCATCATATTCTACTGTAATTCCACTTTCAGTATTTGATGAAACCATTGCACCGACAAGATCTTGAATATATTCTGTATCAACTTCAAAATCAATTGTTCCATCTGCATCCTGATAAGTAACTGTAATACCAGTCTCAGTATTGCTAGAAACCATCGCCCCAACAATATCTTCAATTGCTTCTGTTGTTGGAATATCAGATGTCAGAGCAACTGTTCCACTAGCATTAGGAAGGGTAATAGTCCTGTCTGCTGTTGGATCAAGTACCTGCAAGATTGTTTCATAATCATCTGCTGTTGCACCCTCAAAAGTGATGCTTGTTGTAAATGTTGGTGTTGATGAGACTGTTGCGTCTACAACACCTGTCGTATCATTGTACGAGAAAGAAATTCCTGAATGACTTCCGCCAGTCAAAACTGCTGCGGTTGTATCCTGAAGGAATTCTGTGGATGCTTCTGTTAAAACTGTTGATCCGTTGACGGTAGCAGTAGTACCCTCAACAACAAGACCGTGTTTAACTCTGAAGTCTTTGTTAACTGTTGCCATATTTTCTCCTTCTAGCCTTTAAGTCCTGTTCGATAATATCGCACAGTGACTGGGCTTAATGTTGGTGTTACCGTCAAACTAATTATACCACTACTGTAACTTGCTGAAATTGTAGCAATATCTGATTCACTATTGGATACTGTGCCATATTCCGATATATTCACATTTGTACCATCAAAAATAATATGTAGTTCTGTGCCAACAAATGAATTTGATGCTGCGTGAGAGATTTGAATCAGATACTTTACTGTTCTCCAAGTCGAAGTAACGATAGTATCTATTACGGTTGGGTTTTCAATTCCATTTATTGTTGAGGAATTGTTTCCATCTGCCCCTAGTGCCGTAGCATTATGAGCAGTAGTGTCAATTAAATCCGCAAAGTCTGATCCAGTGGGTCGATCCCCACTCTCAAACTTAGATTTCAGGGTTGAAATTGGAATAATTGGCACAATGCAATTATATCACAAAATATAGTTACTAATGCCAATTACTGCAACGCCAATAGGTGCAGCGGTACTTGGTCCGTACCCTGGAATTTCTATATTTGTGAACCTCACTCTAAAAGGAATATCTGCTCTAGCAAAAGAACTTCGATTCTGTAAATCAGTAATCTTAACTGGTGCAAGGACTTCAGTAGTTGATGCCTTAACAATACGAGATGTTATGTCTGTTACCCTTGCAATCCCCATTAGTCTGTTACATCCTCAATAATAATCATTTTGCCCGCAGCAATTGTCCAAACACGATCTCCATCTGATAACTGAATATCAAAGATATCGTCTGTTTCTAGGACTTCTGATTCTGATGCTTCAAGATCAACAGTGAACTCGCCATCACCATCATCTACGCCCTGTTCAGGAATTAACGATAAAATAACATTTTCTGTTGATGGTCTATAAATATCCATAGCAATGTTCCAATCTGGAATTTCTAGTGGAATTTTGTTACTGTCTGTTACATAAACACGGAACGCAGCCGTATCTCCCCTCACAACCGTCCAGGTAATCTGGGGTGGGGGTGAGCCAATTTCGAAAGAAGAGGCTGAAGAATTACGATAAGTAGCCATAGTGTAATAATTATACCACCTTTTCCCTTATTTGACAGCCTTTTTTATCTATGGTATACTAGAGTATGGATAACGACACCCTTAAACAAGGTGTTTTTGTTTTTCTAAGGAGGAAGACATCATGAAAATAAGTTCAAATAAGATAGTGGTGGGATTACTCGTTGCTATGACTCTTTCGTCAATAGGCGAAACTCAGGCTCAGGGTCGTGTAGACGATAGTGCGGTTTATGTTAAAAATACCGCAAAGGAATCCACAAAGGAGAAAGACGCTAAGCCTACTAGGAAAGAGATCCTAGAGAAATATAGAAATAAGAAAAATTTAACAGACGAGCAACTTGTAGAACTTTTGAGGGCTGTTGGCTTTAAAGGCAAAGAACTCAAAGAAGCCTATGGCATCGCTAAAAGGGAATCTAATGGAAGACCTCGTGCATTTAATGGAAATAAAAGCACAGGTGACCATTCCTATGGCATATTCCAAATCAATATGATTGGTGATTTGGGGGTAGCAAGAAGGGAAAAGTTTAATCTAAAGTCTAATGCAGAACTTTACGATCCTGTAACAAATGCCCAGATTGCGTATCATATGTCACAAGGTGGAAAAAATTGGTCTGCTTGGAAAGGTGTTACACCTAGGGCTGTTACATATATGAAACAATTCCCTAATTAATCCTGAGTTGGCTCCCATCCACCTTCTGTACCGTTTCCAGTATATCTATATACTTTAATGTATTGTGCCTGGTTTGGTAAGTCTGCTCTTTCTAAATACCTTTTTACAGAACCTGCAAAATTTGCACTTGTTGCTACATTCACTCTGCCACCATCAGTTATTCCGTAAGCGATAGTAGAGGCACTTCCATTATCTGTAATGGCAGTAAGTCTGTAGGCATATGGGGTATATGGGTTTAGTGCAGGACTTGGAGCATCCGAATAACTTGTAAAACTAGAGGATAATGTACTTGAAAGAGTAGTCCAAGTTGTTGGTGGAACATAACTCCAAGCACTTCCAGTCCAACTTCTAGTTGTTGCTGCTCTTTCTAGCCTATATCTAGGATTTGATCCATTACCAAAAGAAGATGCAGTCCAGGTTAAACTTAGTGCTCCTGTATTAAAATTAATTGTGCTAACAGTTAAATTAGTTGGTGCTGTTGGTATAGACGGTTCTACTGGTATTATAAATGATGGAGATGTAAGAATTGAACTTGTTCCAACAGAGTTTGTTGCAGTTATAGCAAAAGTTAGAGTACGACTCCATCCTGTGGTTATTGGTACTACTTGTGGCTGAGCAGTAATACTTGCTGCAGGAATATCGATTGCAGCACTTCCATCACTTGGAACAATTCTAATAGCCTGATTTGTACTTAAAGCACTTCCATTAATAGCATATCTAATATTTAAAGTAATTTGATTAGCACTTGATCCACTACCCTGACTAAAAGAACTGTTTGTCAATGGTGTATTATTGTCAAAACTTGCTATAGTTGGAACTGAAATTGCTGTGCTACCTGTTCCATAGCCAATGTCACCAGAGTTAGTAACGCCAACAACAGTTGTTGTTAAATAGGTATATGGATAATATGTTTGACCTACTGTTAGCGTATCTTTAAAAAATGTTGTTACACTGTTTCCAGAAGAAGTAAAAGTACCCTTTGCTGGAAGAGCACTTGGATTTGGTACTGAAGTATTTACGAGGGTATACAGTGTATAGGGAGTTGTCCAATCTGCTGGCATCGAAAAAGACCAATCAATTCTTTTGTCTGTTCGTGTAGCAGAGTAGGACATAATTCTTGGGGGTGGTCCATCTCCAACTATAGACATATGGAAGTCTGTAGATGGAATTGCAGTTACTGTAACTGTTCCACTTGGGTTGTCTGCACTAAGTATACTCCAGTTGTTTGCTTCACTATTTGCAAAAGAAGATGCTATGTTTTGATCCGCAGAATCCCCTTCAGTTCCTGTACTTGGAACAATATATCTAATTTGTAAGTCAGCACTTGCACTTACAGTTTGAAATCCAATTAAGTATGTTTGACCGCCAAGTGCTTGGTTTGCACCACCTGTTAATAGTAAGTTTCCAGTATCGACATCATTTAATAAAGTTAAGTCTCTTTGATGCCATCCAGCAGCGGTGCTAATTGTTGTGTTACTTCCTTTTCTAACTAAAGACGCATTATCTCCAGTCGAATCCAAAAGATATACTACAGCCTGAACAACTCTATCAGATGTTAACTGTCGAATACTTGTCATTGATATGGCAGATATAGAATAGGCTTGACCATATGAAACCCAGATAGGATGGTAATAGGTATATCCATTATTTGTTGTGTTTCCTGGAACGGTATAAAATTGACTTGTCGTTGATAATGTTGGAGATGTATGTGCTAAAGGAACTCTAGTCCCTAAAGTTGCATCTTCTCTTTCTATAACATAAAACTTAGACACTATACCCCCAGTTTAATCCAAATGTCGCCTACTATTGCTCCAGCCCCAGTTGGTGCTGTGCTAGAAATAAAAATTCTAGAACCACCAATAATTAAACCTGTTGTTCTTGAAGTTAAATCGTTTTGAACCGTAACACCGCCACTAAATGTTGCACCTGCCAAATTAGCCTTTAAGTTAAATGCTCCAACAACACTATATTCTGTTGCTGTTCCAGCATTTAAAGGACCAGTTCCAATACTTATTTTATTTGTATCTGCTGTTAAAGTTTTGTTTGTAAATGCTGCAGTACTTGTTGTTGTAACCAATGTACCATCTGTTGTCGGAGCAGTTAAAATAACACTCTGTGTAGAAGGAGTAAATTTAATACTATTTGAACCATTACTAAATGAAACAGTACCAGAGTCTAAAGTTTTATTAGAAAGCGATTGTGATGTATTTGTTGTAACTAAAACTCTAGATGCAGTTCCATCGTGAAATGTAAGATTATTAGATGTATAACCTAATTGACCAGAAGCACTTGATGTACCAGCAATTACTGGCGTAGTTAAAGTTTTGCTACCTAATGTTTGTGATGCTGATAAGGTTACAACTTCTGATCCACCAATTTTTACAACACCAGTTCCTTTTCCAGCAAGATTGAGATCAATATTTGTGTCAGTAGTTCCAAAAGCAGCCAAAATTGGTCCACTTCCAGTAATAGCATTAGTAATATTAATATGGTTAATACCATCAGCAACTGTTGTAAAAATTAAGTATCTTCGTGCATCAACAGTCGTATCTATTATTCCTCCACCACTAGCAATTGCTGGTAGTGTTAATGTTTTATTTGATAAAGTAGTAGCATTTGACGCTGTTACTTCAACTGGAATCCATTTTAACCCTGATGTTGCAGCACTGTCAGCACTTAAAACATATCCTTGTGGATTGGGAGTTGTTGGTAAAGATAAAATTCCAGCATCTTGAAATGCAGTTCCTACAATTAAATCTCCTTTTGCTGTTATTGTACTTTCTTGAATACCTTGTGTAGTTTGAAGTGTCTGAACAGTTTGTTGTAAATCATAGATATATCTTGCAATTCCCTGTGATGGTAGGTTTGTTGCGTCAGCGTTAGAACTATTATATTGTTCATCACCATAGTGATACATTCTTAATGCTGTTTGAATATCAGCATCTGAACCAAGCGTTGGTATTTGTGTTTTAACCAAAGTACCAATATCTTGCTCTGCCATTTATCCTCCTATGATGATACAACCGATATAAATACCTGTACCGATTGCTCTCCTGTTAAATTTGTTGCAGTGCTTCCTGTAAAGGACACACCTTTAAAAACTAATCGTAAATTTTTAACACTACTTATTGTCTGAATTGATTTAGTTACAGAACTTGCAATAGGTAAACTGTTAACTATATTAAACTGAACATTAAATGTGTTTGCACTTGTTATTGCATTAATTTCAGATGATGTAGCATCTGGTAAAATTTCAGATAATGGAATATCTTTAGTTACGCTACCAGAGTCAAATGTTAATGCATAGTTTTTTGCGAATAATACTGGAGATACCTTTACAATTGGCTTCCAAATATCACCGAGTGCTGGATCATTAATGTATTGATAAAGATATGAGCCTCCAGAAGAAGATATATCAAGAAACATATCATAAAGTTGTATAGGCTCTGCTGGCAAATCAGTTTCAGGATCTCTTGGATCCCCATTACCAGAAAATATCTTTGTTCCACGAATACCCTGTGGACCAACATCTACTAAAAGATCTACAACTTCTGGTGGTCCAAAAACAACAATGTCTGCAGTATTCAATAGAACATCTGTCATTATATTGCTCCTGTAATATCGTTTGTTACTGTAATTGTCCCAGTTAAAATTGTATAAATAAGAGTTCCGTTTGTAATCTGCACATCGTATACATATGTTCCTGGTGCTAGAGGACGACCCTGTGCTGGAGTAATTGTGCAAGTAACTGTATTGTTTCCTGTATTAACTACAGCAGTTGCAGGATATTGTGTTACATTTGCACCAGACCCTCTTAAATTAGCAATAGTAAATGCTGCACTATATCCTGTTAGTGGAAATGCAGTGTTGCTTGAAGTTTTTGGTCGAACTACCATTTCGTAACTATCTCCACGATAGTAATTAAAATTGTAAGTTGATGGAAATGCCATTATCTCACCTTTATAACCTTTCCATCTACCTTAATGACAGGCGGTAGATAAGAATTAACTGTACTTACCTTTACTACTGGTGGTAAATCTGTCATAATAAACCTCCAGGTGTTACATCTCCAATAACATTAATTGTTCCAACGACTGGTGTCCAAGTGTAGTCTCCACCCATAGTAGGAATTGTTACTTGAAGATCAAAAATTAAATTTGCTATAGAAAATCCGTACGCTGTTCCCCAATTTTCTGTGACAGATGCAGGTGCTGTAATGGCAACACTATGTCCTTCGGATTCAATAGTTAGTTCGTCAAGAACATCTCCAAATTTATCATACGCTGTAGCAACATATGTCCATCCTTCAGTATCCCATCCAGTAGACTCATCTGATTCTAGAAAATCTATCATTAGTGTTGCTGTGTCACCACGCACAACATCCCAAACAATATTTGCTGGAACAGACCCAAATCGTGTATTATTTATTCCGCACATAGTTACATAATTATATCACAAAAAACTACCGCCTAGGGGCAGTGGGTGGGTAGAGAGCAATCCTAGACGGCAGTCGTATAATTATACCAGAACGGACATAACTTGACAACAGAATAATTTTCGTGTAATATATATAATATGGGGGGTAGGGGGGATAGATACTCTACTTATTGATAAGAAGGGAATAAATCTCATCAACTCTAGATTCAAGTCTATCAACTTTGTCTTTTAGAGAAGATCCACCATTAGGCTTGAGTTCGGACAAATAATGTTTGACAAGCCACTTGACAGCAGCACCAAAACCTGTTACAATTGATATAACACCGACAATGACGGCGATCCATTCGTTTGCTTGCATATTGTCTTAATTATACACATAATTTTAAGGAGAACTTCAAAAAATGAAAGATGCTATATTAGAAACTTTAGACTACTCGGACAAAATCATCATATCCCCTGATATTGATGGCTTTTCGTGTGCAAAAATGTTAGCCGACTACAACAACTCGCAAGTGGTCGGTTTGTATGACAAGAACATTCTCGTTTTAGCCGAGCACATCAATCCGATAGAATGTTTATTTGTTGATTGTGATATGAACGCACCGTATGTCAGCATCGGCAATCACATGCGACTGTCTGACGACAATATGAGCATTATCTCGTTTAACCCAAACACCTATTATGATGTAAAGCAGTATACGAGCAAATTCCCATACGCAACGGCGTTTTTGATCGCCCACGCATTAGAGGTTGAGACCACACATACGACCAAAATACGCATGAGTTATGCAGATAGCACATATAAGAATGCTAAGAAATATGAGAGTAACATGCGAGCCTGGTCGGAAAAAATGTGGGATGACAATGTAAAATTTGTCCTTGATGAAAGTAATTATTTGGACATTGACCGACTGTCTTTAGAATATCCAAAACAAGCATTTGTGTCAAGACGAGTGAATCCACAGACTTATATTGATAAAATTCAAGAAGAATTGTCTAATTGGGGAATTCCTTCTTTACCCCTCGTAAATTACCAAAAATTTGATACTGGACTTGTGGATAAGACTACGATCAAAAGATACATGGATGATATAATATCTTATGCAGAGATTTATACAAATGAATACTCTGTGACTTATAGGAAGTGATAATGTGTCAGATGATACGAAGCCTTGGGATCTTTTAAATCCTAATGCACCTCGCAGTCCAGAAGAGATTGCTGCATACCGTCTTTCGATATGTGAAACATGTGAACATTTTAGAAAGACATCAAGAACCTGTCGCAAGTGTGGTTGTTTTATGAAATTAAAAACTACCCTTGCAAAATCAAAATGTCCTGTAGGTAAGTGGTAATGTGTCGCTATTGGATATCTTTACCACTATCTGTGGATTGTTTATTATTATTTATTATGGAATAAAGTTCTTTAGGTAGGATATATGCACGAAGATACCGACTTAATGAACAACTTCATTAACATATGCAAAGTCATCAAGCCAAAGATCTCTATTGAGGTTGGAGGCTTTGATGCTGTTTATTCCCAAGAAATAGCCAAATACGACTTTTGTGAAGAAGTATATGTATATGAGGCTAATCCTTATGTGTATGAACATTTCTTACCTACATTCCCCCCTAAAATCAAATATGAGAACATTGCCATATCAGACTACCAAGGAACCGCTAATCTTGGCTTAGAATCGATTCTAGACCCTATACAAGGTCATTTCTCAATTAAGACTAGACCAGATAGAAATATAGAAGAGACTATTGGTGTTACCTGTTCTTCTTTGGACTTTTTACATTTGTATGCCCCCGAAAGAAAGATAGCAATGTGGATCGACTGTGAAGGATCAAATAGGGAAGTCTTGTTAGGTGCTAGGAATTTGTTATCAAATGTAGAAGCATTATTTATAGAGACTGAGCATTATCCGTTTTGGGAAGATCAATGGCTACACGATGATGTTGTGGAATATTTGGCTACCCTCGGATTTTTGCTATTTTCACAAACACCGTATGGTGAGATGCAGTCAAATTGTATTTTTCTGAAAAAATTTCCATTTTGACAAAATCTGAATATTTTGCAAAGATGTACGATGCACGATCTGTGTAAATAAAATAGAAATAAATAGTGAGCACACTGCATGCCCGCACCTGGTCACCCCTAAATAATTTTTTACTACACGCCACCCAAATTTATTTTACAAATAAAAAAAATGCTAGTAACTTTTACATCACTAGCATATCTATTTTTATTTATTTATTTTGTTATTCACTTTAGTTGCGAGTTGCTTCACTTGTTCGCTAGTGAGTGCTGTGTTCTGCGTAATCTTGTCAATGCCTATGTCTTTGATAACTTTGCTAGTTTCAATGACGATAGTTCTTGCAAAATAAACCCCCAATAATTTGAAGGCAAACGGAATAACTGCAAGCACTCCAACAGTTAGCAAGGTGATGATGAACGCACCAAACACCATTGCATAACCTAGCCAAGTGAAGGCTGTATTTATTGGGTCAGTAATAAAGTCAAACACTATTCAACCTCTTGGAAGAATAGCACTTCAAATTCGTCAATTTGGAAATTCTTATTTAGATAAGCGTTATTTATCTTTAGTGTTTCTAATTGAGCCGACAAAATTTCTGCAACTCTTTGATAAGAGTGTGCTTCATAGTAATAAGGTGTATTGTCAATGACAACTTTGAGGGTGCAAATGCGATTAGTCATAATCAGCCTTTCTTTAGTTTGAATTGGTAGGCAAATTGTAGCATTACCCTCTGACATCAGGAATTGTCCTATTTTGTCCGAATTTAGATCTAGGAATGTGACCTAATTCACAAAAATAGTGGTGTCCTATTTGTCATAAAAAAACGGACATATCCGACAATATGGGACATTTGAATGTCAGACCTATGCCTTATTATTGGAGTGTACCTAAAAGAAAGGGGTCTCACTAATGACCAAAAAATTCACCTCACTAGAGGAACTCAAAAATTTCGTTATCGCTGAAAAAATTGCAAACTATGAAAAGCAAAAGCAAATAGAAAATAAACTATTCGCTTCACTTGCTAATGCTGAATTGCAAGAGTGTGCTAGATGTGGTGCTGATGTATCACCTACAACACACCCTGAAATTGGTTGCGACTACTAAGAAAGGTAATAACTATGAATAAAAATTTACTAGATTGTGATTGGTGCTTTGAATACTATCCGTTTGATGACCTCTACAATGTAGACTACAACGATGGTTTCTGTAATGTATTGTGTCCTCTTTGCTTGTCAATGGCACAAGAAGAAATGCCTAATAGAATAGAAAGTGTGTGGAAATAATGAGAGATACAATAATGCTGTTTATCGTAATGGATGATACTAATCAAGTGTACGCAATGTACGACAATTTGCAAGACGCTGAAAATGTAATTGCAAAAGTTGGTAATGAATTTTGGTACATAGATACAGAAGAGGTATGCTAATGAAGAAACTAAACTACTATGAGCGTGACGCTATGCTTGAGCAATCTATTGAATTTATCAAGCAAAAGTACGGCTTCAATCGTGATAGGGCTTCTGTCGTACTTATGGGAATGATGTTCTCTTTGATAAATGATAGTGACTTAGAACTAATACTAACTGTTGCACAAAAGGAGCGTGACTAATGAACGAACTAAACCCCTATACCCTTGAATACATAATCGCTGACCTACAAAAGAAATTGGTGAGTTACAGAAAAGACTTTGCCTTTGGATTGAGTTGGTCAGAACCTCAACGGCGTGAGCGAATTGGGCAAATAAAATTGCTTGAATTGCTAATTGCAAACTATGAAAATAGATTGAGTGAATTGCTGATTGACCTTGACAATCAAAAATAAATTTGGAAGGTATTCTGTTTATTGTGGTAAAGTGGTTATCACAATAAGCAATTTACATTCTGCAATTGAATACGCAAAAGAATTTGACGCAACAAAAGTTGTAGATGAAAAAAATAAAATTGTGTGGCAAAATTCCAGGATCAGCAAAATAGGGTAAATCAGACAGGGTGCATGCAAGTCGGGCAAATCGGACATCCAGGTGTGACTAAGACCACAAAAATACTTATGCCCGAATTGTCATAAAAAAAGGTACATATCCGACTTTTTGGTACATTTCAATGTCAGACCTATCGCTTATTATTGCCTTGTAAGAAAAAATAAATAGTGTGTAGGTGAGCCTAGCAAATAAATCTGAGGTGAGCCTGATTAGAAATAATCAGCAAATAAACTCAGAGTGAGCCTAGCAAATAAACTACACACACTAACTAAGAAAGGTGTCACTATGACAATTACAGAAATTGAAAATTCACTAGAAATTTTAGAAACCTATGAAACTACTTGGTGTGAAATTCATAAGAATTTTATTAGCCTCGCTGAGTGTGTTGAGTGCGAGATGTCTACTTGTGCAGACTGCCTTCGTGCTTATGGTTGCGATAACTGTTACTAAAGAAAGGTAAAACTATGAAAACTAATAATCCGTTTATGGACATTCTAAATTGTAAAGAATGCAACGGCTCAGGCTATTTTGGCTTTAGCGTTGCAGGTGTTTGGGAATTTACATTCTGCAAATGCAATCCACATAAATTAGACTTGTCAGGTTTCAAAAGGAGTGTGACTAAATGATGACAAGAAAAGACTATGTAACTACTGCCGAAATTCTAAACGGCAATCGCTATTTCATAACTGAAATGGTATTCATTGAAATGGTAAATGAATTTGCAGACTATTTTGCAAGTGATAATCCTAGATTCAATCGTGAAAAATTTATTTCTGCTTGCAATGGAGGTAAGTAATGAAACTACAATTGAAATGTGTTGAGTGTTCTCAGTGGATAGACGCTGATGAATTCGCTTGGGGACACGATTGCGAAGTGGCGTAAAGCCACCTAGCAACACCCCGACACGCCCGAGGTCGGCATGCACTCAAGATCAGGCTGTGCATGCAAACCAGACAAATCGGACATTCTGATGTGATAATACTCACACAAACCAATTTTGTCCTATTTGTCCTAATAAATAGGGCATTTCCGACTTTAGTGGACATTCAGATGTCAGACCCCTATGTTATTCTTATCCTGTAAGTAAAGAAAGTCTCTTGAAAGGAGAACTCAGATGATAGTTTCAGTTAGTGTCTATCCTAAGAACGACAATGCAATGCCGTTCAAAATAAATTTCCCTAATCGTGATGAGGCTAATGCCTATTGCGAAGCAATAAGTAATCGTTGCGACTTCTTCGTAATGGAATTTCCTAACGAAGTTTATCGTGAGTTAGACTAAGAAAGGTTGAACTAATGTCTAGAAATGTCTACTATCTATCCTGCGAAATTTGCAGAATTTCATCTACTCTATCGGGAGTAAAGGTTTCAGGTTCTAAAATAATCTGCAACGAATGTTATTCATCAGTATTGGAGGTCAAGTAATGAATAAGAAAACTAAAATTTACAATTTGCAAAAATTAATTGATAATCAAAATTGGTTGAAAGACCAATTGGCTAATCACCCAAGTGATACGCTAATGGTTGAACACTATCAACAGATGATAGACTACTACTCAAAGAAAGTTTGGGGTAAGTGATGGCAGTTGCAATTGCACTTTGCACATCGTTTGGATGTACAGGCATAACTGTATTTGAAGATGTGCCTTCGTGTTTCAAACCTGTTGACATTCCTTGCGAGACTTGTCAACCTGTTGCGAGAGTGTAGGGCGATCAGCCCTCACTCAATGCCCGAATTGTCCGAGTGTGCATGCACCCAAAGCATGCGACCTGTGGTGTAAATCACACAAAGATGTCCGATTTGTACGCATTTTGGATTTGACTTTTTCAGAATTTTATGGCAAACTAAGGCTATGAGAACAAAGAAAGGGTTCAAAATGAAAGAACTACTAAAAAATGTAATCGAGTCCGATTGGATTTGGTACGCTACTCCAATTGTTTGGGGTCTTGTAATTGTCCTACAATTCGTGCGAATTGTTCTAAACTAAGAAAGGTAAAAACTAATGTACAAAGTAAGACTAGAAACCTTCAATGGTGATGTGAGAGTAATTGAACTACCTTCAAAGGGTGCTGTTGCTCAATTCATAAATTCCTACCCTGAAAAATTGCCAACAGGCATTAGCGTAAAAATTGCTTGTGACGCTTTGGGTGTTTCAGGTGTGTTGCGAGGTGTTGCGTAATGATGACACGCAAAGACTATGTGCGAACAGCACAAATCATAAACTCTGTTCACTTCTTTGTCAATGACAATGTGTCTCTGCACTTGATAAATAGTTTCGCTGACTATTTCCAAGCAGATAATCCTCGCTTTGATAGACAAAAATTTATTCAGGCTTGCACTAAGTAGGAGGTGACTATGTTAGATAATTTCTATTTCCAAATTTGGTTCTCTAAAGAATACGGATTTACTTTTGACATCTACCCATTGCTACAATTTCAAATTGACTTTGGTGTGATTGCAATTGTGTTTGGTCTTGTTGTTGCGTTGCGAATTCGTAAAGCAATTCAAAATCGTAAACGCAAATTCATAAACAAAACTGTTGTGAGTGATTTCTA